TTAAATTAGAAGCTGGTCAGACACATTTTATACCCGCTTATACTTGGCACAGACTACTTATGGGTAAGGATAAATTAATTGTGGAGATTATCAAGAAGTGATCAAGTTTAAAGTCTCACCAAAAATGGCAAAGTATCTTAAAGACCATCCCTATATGGAACCTCACGGTCTGCAAGAACAGCAAGACGAAGATGATTTTGATTCTGAACGTGAGCCTTATTACAAAGAAAGCGACTTCACCCCAGCCCAGTTATCAGTTTTGAAAAATGTTTTCGATGAACAGTATGATAAAATTGATATGAATTCACCAGAGATTCGCGAAGCGGTATATTCTTTACACGAAGAAGATTATATCGATATCGATACGGGTATCAGGGATTTTGGACGAATCGTACTTTCAGACATTTATGGTGGAAAATATGACTTTGAGACATACCTTTTTGGTGGCTTAAACGAAAAGTTTTCCAAAGCGGAAAGAAAAAAACGAGCCAAGAAGTGCGACAACCCAAAAGGCTTCACAATGAAGCAGTTTTGTAAAAATCAAAAAACTCGTTCCAAAAAAGGCGAGAGAAAAAACGAATCAGTTGAGATAGAAGAAAAAGTTTTAAAACGCGGCGATAAATATGTATACGTTGATAAGAAAGGTAAAGTAAGGGGAACTCATAAAACAAAAAAAGCTGCAGAAAAACAAGCGAAAGCCATCTTTATCAGCAGAAACGTTGGCGAAGGCGTCGAACATGGTATAGAAGAAAAAAAGAAACGAGATCCTAAAAAGGGGACCGGTAAAAAACCAAAGGGCTCAACCAGAAGACTTTACACAGACGAAAACCCAAAAGATACTGTAAGTGTAAAGTTTAGAACCGTTCAAGATATCAAAGATACTTTATCAAAAGCGTCGTTTAAATCAAAGTCTCACAAAAGACAATCACAAATAATAAATCTCATACATCAGAGAGCAAGGGCGGCATATCAAAATGCGAAAGATCCAAAAGTTAAGAAAAGACTTAAGAAGGCATTTGATTACGCAAAAAAAAGGAAAGAAGCGTCAAAGCGAAAAACGAAAAGAATGCAAAAGGAACAAAATGAACCGTTCCAAAAAGCAGTTAAGAAAAATTATAGAAAAATGAAAATACGCCTGATCGGAAAGGGCGGTAACAAATATGTTTCACCAGGAATGACTAAGCCATCATATGATAGAGCAAAATCAGCACCACCTGGTTTTGGCGGTAGCTTGGAGGAAGCCGCCGAAGAAAAGTAAAACGATGCCCTGCAGCTTTAAACCTGGGGATCTTGTAAGATTCGATTTAATACATAATATAGGCGTCGTTATAGATATTCAAGAAGTGCAAGAATTTACAGAAGAGGGCAAAGTAGATGATGAAATAATATACGATGTTCTCGTTTACTGGTGTGATAGTGAGCCATTTTGGTGTTTAGAATTTACATTAGAACATGTTTTGTAGTAAAATAGACTAATTATGATAATGAAAAATCTTTTTGAAAATTTTAAATATTTCCTAACTGAACAAAAATCTGTTTATGAAGCAGAACTTCTTGTAAAAGCGGAATCAGCTACTAAGCTTTATGGCCGAGTTTTTGAGGCGATCCGTGGAATTGAGGGCGTGACTGTTATTCGTGCCGGCGAAGGCGGCATTCAGCGTGATCCTCAAAACAATAAACTTATGAACCTTTACCTTCGTTTTTACGTGGAACCAGGAAGAGCGCTGACATATTTACAGTTGGTCGCAGAGAAAATATCAATTATGAAAGACGCAGACGGCGACCGTATTATATCAACTCGCATCACAAAACTACCACAAAAACAAGATAAAGAGTACACTTAACCCCTTAAACACATATTTATTATATGAAGATGAAGATATTTCTTCTTATTAGTACAATATTGTTATCCTCCTGTTCCGATAAAAAAGAACCAGTCGCTGCTAGTCCTGTGCCTACAGTTCCCGATGTCAAAGATGTTATTGATATTGTAGTTGAAGAAGACACGTATTCTATATGGCAAGATCCGTGTGTAAAATGCGACTGGTACTTTTGTGAAGATTTAAGTGAAGTTTGGCGAAAACAAATTTGTGTCAATGAATGTGATGAACCAAACACTATAGTTTTTCAAGGCGAGTGTGAACAACAACTTGAATGTAATCCAACTCAGTATTTAATTGAAAAAGATGCGCCATGTTTGAATGAAGAAGGCGAACCAGGAATTCAAGATAAAGTTTGTGTTAAGGGTTTAATTCAATATACTGAGTGTGTTGTTAACTGCACCGAAGAAATTTGTGACGGCATTGATAATGATTGCGATGGTGAAATTGATGAAGGACAGCTAAACGCCTGTGGAGTTTGTGGTCCTGTTCCTCCTGAAACTTGTGATAATGTTGATAATGATTGCGATGGGCTAACAGATGAAGATTTAGTTCAAGCTTGTTCAACTGCTTGTGAAGATGATCTAGAATATTGCATCCAAGGCCAATGGTTGTGCACCGCAAAACAACCTTTTGATGAAATCTGCGACGGCTTGGACAATGATTGTGATGGACTTGTTGATGAAGATATAGAATGTTTCTGTACTGAAAAAGATGTTGGAATATTAGTTCCTTGCACTGAGCCTCCGCTTGTTTGTGGAGAGGGGTACAAAACTTGTGAGTGTGAGGACGATAAATGCAAAAGTTTCAAAATGACTGATTGTCTTGCATCTTGTCACTGGTTTCCCGAGATATTAGAAGAAGGTGAAAAATGCGATCAATATCTAGGAAAAGTGATATCAGAAGAGTGTAATAATCATGACGATAACTGTAATCAGTTAGTTGATGAAAATTTATTTTCTATTTGCTATAGTGGGCCGCCTGAAACACTTGGTATCGGTATATGTTTGCCTGGAAACTTTTATTGTAAAGAAGGCATATGGGGTAGTGATTTTGAAAACGGTACCTTTATGCCGGAGTTGTGTATGGATGAAGTTGTTCCAATGGACGAAGATATTTGTAATGGTGAAGATACAAACTGTGATGGAATAACGGAAAAAGAACTTGAACCTACCGATATTCTTCTCATTGTCGATATGTCAGGTTCTATGCTCAATGACATTAATGCAGTTCTTTCGGCGCTAAGTCAGTTCGCTGTCCATTATAGTGATTCTGAAATTATAAAATGGGGTTTAGTACTGATTGCTGTTGATGAGTATGACGCAGGCTTAACAAAAAACGTTGAAAAATTAAAAATAGAAATCAACCTAACTGATTTTCAAAGTTTTATGGGATCTTTTGCTAACATTGATACAACATCCATGGATGGTGGAGATGAGCAAAGCTTAGACGCTATTTACCTTTCTTTACAAAGTCTAATAGGAGGTGGGACGTTTGACGTTAATTCTGCTGCTTGGTTTGAAGGTTGGGGTGGAATTAACGTTTCAGAGCCTGAAAAAGAAAACTGGAATATAGAGTGGAGAGAAAATACTAAAAGAGTTATAATACTCTTCACAGACGAAGAACCTCAAAGTTATCTTGTTCCAAAGATAGAGCAAAGTGATGTTATATCTTCTATGCAAGCAGCGCCAGAGTTTAATTTCTATGTTTTCACTGCCAGTTTTGGAAACCTTTACTGGGATAATATTGTTGATTCTTTCTCAAAAGCAAAGAAATTTGATCTTGTTCCCACCGCAGAAAAGATGTACGGCAACCTTCTTGAAATCCTTGATGAAACAGCCTGCGCTGAAAACTAACTCTTTAACTATTTATTCTCTTATGTTATAATAGAACCTCACTTGGAGGGGTTTATGATTTCAGATATTGTTGTAGATTTACAGTATGGTGACTGTGGAAAAGGAAAAGTTACACATCACCTTTGTAGAACAGGAGAATATACGCATGTTATCAGATATAATGGCGGTTGTAACGCCGGCCACACTATCTTTCATAGAGGGAAAAAATTTGTTACTCATCACATACCTGCCGGTGTATTTTTTGGCATTCGGTCCATTATTGGTCCGGGGTGTGTTGTCAACGTGGAACAATTTTTTAAAGAGATTGAAGAATTAAAAGAAGGCGGTATTGACGCAAATGGTCTTGTATTTATCGCTAAAAATGCTCACATTATTACGCAAAATCACATTGAAGAAGAAGCAAGAGAAACAAAAATAGGCACGACTAAACGAGGTAACGGTCCCGCTTATAGAGATAAGTTTGCCAGAACTGGTGTTAGAGCCGAAGATGTTTCTGAGCTTCGTCCTTATCTAATAGACCTTTATGAAGAACTACATGAAAGATGCGGTAATCCAATTATTCTTTTCGAGGGCGCTCAAGGCTTTGGACTGGATATTGATTGGGGCTCTTATCCTTATGTCACATCATCCAATTGCATTTCTGCGGCGGCACTAATGAACGGTGTTCCGCCACAAACTGTAAGAAATATTTATGGTGTAGCTAAATCTTATGAGACTTATGTTGGATCTAAAGCCTTTCAACCTCAAGGTGATGTATTTACAAAAATACAAGAAGAGGGTCAAGAATATGGTGCTACCACAGGAAGAAAAAGACAAGTTAACTGGATGAATTTAAACTTTTTGCAAAAAGCGATTAATATTAATGGAGCAACGCATATTGTTTTTAATAAAATGGATGTTCTAGAAAATGTCGGTCACTTTGCTATTAATGAAAACAGCACTCTCAAACGTTTCATTGATGCTAAACATATGGAAGAGTATATTAAACGAAAGTTGGACAATGTACCTTTTGTTAGGTCTGTTGTTTTTTCTCGGTCCCCTCATGAGATCTAAAATACAATCGTACTAATTAAAATATGAACAATATAAAAACATACGCTAATGATTTGTTAGAGTTTTTTCACCAGCGGTATAAGCTTCAAAATAAACCCACCATAATTTTCGCACAAGATAAAGAAAATAGTATGAAGCCTTTTGGCAGTACTGCTCATTATGATCCAGAAGAAGAATCAATTACGGTTTACACTACGGGTAGACATATGAAAGATTGTCTTCGATCTCTTGCTCACGAGTTAGTTCATCATTTACAGAATGAAAGGGGAGATCTAACTAGTGCGGTAACTGGACCTGGTTATGCTCAAAAAGATCCACATATGAGAGAAATGGAACGCGAAGCGTATGAAAAAGGAAATATGTGTTTTCGTGATTTTGAAGATCGCTTGAAGAATCGACTTGAAGAAACTAATTATAAAGATAAAGACACCAAAGGAGAACAGAAAATGTCTTACAAGAACTGGAGAAATAAAGAATTTGGCGAAATGCTTATGGATAAATGGGGATATAAACCAAAAGAAAAATCATTTCTAAATGAGGCCCAAGGCACTGCTAGTTTAACTAAAGCAGACTATGCCACCGCTCAACTCGAAGAGGCGCCTGAAGAATTAGATGAGGAAGAAAAAGAAGGCGCATTGGAAGAAGTGCATCCGATGTCAACAGAGGCTAAAGAAGAAGTTCTTGAAGATCTAGACGAGGCAGCGCTTCGTGATGCTGTTCGTGATATTCTAGAAGAAATATCCAAGGACAACTAATGAAAACTGATCTAAGAAAAATGACCAGAGACTTTTTGATAGGAGAAGTTAAAAGCAATCCTACTGCTCGTGCTTACGTCGAGTCTGTTCTTCGTATCTTAGACGAAGTACGACCAAAAAGTCAAAGGGAAAGTAGACAACTATCAGTTGCTCGTAAAAATTTACTTGAAATAAAAAGAGTTGTTAGAACTCTCGAAAACAAAATCTCACTTCTAGAAGAACAAGTAAGAATATTAGAAGAAGGAAAATAAATCTATGGGCGGCGTAGCAGGACACTTATCACACCTTTACGATAATCGTAATCTCACCTTTAATGAAATGGCCGATATTTTACAAAAAGCCGCCAAAGGCGAACTCGTAGGAACAGAAAAGACTGACGGCTATAATATATTTCTTGGTTATGTCGATGGTAAGCCTCGTGCTGCAAGAAATAAAGGTGATATGTCTCGTGGGGGCATGACCTTTGAAGATCTTATCAACCGTGAATTCCGCGGCGGCGAAAGCGCAAGAAAAGCTTATGTCACGGCTTTTAACGCTTACGTAAAGGCTGTTGAGTCGCTTTCAGAAAAAGAAAGAGCTAAGATCTTTGGACCTAATGGTGAGATATTTTATAATACAGAGATTCAAGGTCCGATTGCTCCAAATGTTGTTAACTATGACGAAAATGTAGTGAATATTCATAGGATGGGTCATAAGAAGTATAATAAAGAAGACAACAGCTTAGAAGTTGTAGCAAACGAAAAAGAATCAGCGTTTTTAGATAGCGTGGTTGATAGATTTGAAGAAGCCACAGCAGATCAAGACTTTTCTGTTCGTAGAACTGCTTTTCTTACCCTTAATAAAATTACAGATGAAACATTTGTTGAAAAAACCTTAGATCGCATACAACGTACAGGTTATTCAGGCGATATGACCATTAATGATTATTTAAGAGATAAATTAACACCATACACCGAAGAAAATTTCCCGCAGTTAGACGAAGATCGAGTTAAACTTCTTGTTAGAAGAATGTTGGGGGACAAAAGTGCTCCAACAGTTTCACAAATAGCTAGAGGGATGGAAAAAGAAGTGAAGGCAAAAATATCTGCTTTTAATAAAAATTCAAAATTTCTAATCGCCAAGCTTGTGCAACCAATTGAGATGGCCATTCATGATTTCGCTGTAGAACTCCTCCGCGGATTAAAAAGCGCTTATATTTTAGATAATGAGGCAGAAGTAGAAAGACTTAAAAATGAAACTGAGAAAGCTATTCGTGCCATTCAAACTTATGATGGACCAGAGAAAAAAGCAGCCCAAGATATTTTAGTTCGACAACTCGATAAAATTAAACATCATGATAATATTGATACTGTTGTTGAAGGTTTTGTATTCCAACACAATGGTCAAATGTATAAGTTTACAGGAAACTTTGCTCCAATGAACCAACTTTTGGGGTTATTTAAGTACGGAAGAGGTAAGATACCACAAATGGTAAAGGAAATGCTTATGGAGCAAAATGAAGGCGAAACTGTCGCTATTTTACCTGGAAAATTTAAACCTCCGCATCGAGGCCATTTAGATATGATTGAGCATTATGCAAGGCTAGCTGATCAAGTAGTGATTCTTATAAGTCCAAAAGAAAAAGATGGCATCACAGCACAAGTGTCTGAGAAAATATTAAACTTGTATTTAGATGATGCGAACGTTCGGAACGCTGAAGTTGAAGTTGCAGAGTTTGAATCACCATTGAAATCAGTTGTTCAAGTCTCTGAATTTGCTTCACCTGTTAGAGCAGCTATGGAGTATGGTAATAAACCAGAAATGAAAGGTGCAAAGATTATTCTTGGTGCTTCAACGAAGGGTGGCGATGCTGCAGAACGTTTTGCTGGTAATGTTCAAAAATATGTTGAAGATGCAGAAGTTTTAAACCCTCTTGACTATGCTTTTGATCCTGTTGGTGAAGTGTTAAGTGCTACTGATTTTAGAAATGCTTTAAGAAACGATGAAAACATAGAACGCTTTTTACCAGATACGTCAAAGGATAGAGCAGACTACATAGCAGATATGGTAAACAAAGAACTCAAGGAGGTTAATGAACCCTTTTTGGGTATCTTTCGTGGGTTAGTCGATGAGGTTTTGGAAGAAGAAGAAATAGAAGAAATATCTTCAATGGGAGGGGGCTCTGTACAGGGATATGCTTTACCTCTTGGCGCCAAACGAAGAAAACGTAAAAAAGTTTCTGAAAAAGAAGTTAATGAAGCGTTAAACTATTTATTACAGAAACTTGGAGTGTAATTTAATGATTGATCGCGATGAATTTTTAAAAGAACTAAAAGAAGAACAACGTTTTAGAAAAGTAATCCGTGGTCTTCTAGAAAACTATCTTGCTGAAAAGAAAGAAAAAGTTATGCTTGAAGAGAATAGACTTCGTAGTGTTATTCGATCTCTCATCAAAGAAGTTAGTGCTGATGTTCCAGACGAGCAGCCTCAAAGAGCAACAGGGATAAATGTCCTTGAGGATACTTTGAAAGTTGTTATTCCTATCGTTGAAGATGCATATAAAGCACTTACAACATCTAAAGAACAAAGAGACTCTTTTAGAGCCCATATTCTTAATGCAGTTCAGAATTCTTTAGCACCAGTAGATCTTACATCAGGAGCTGAAGGAAGTCAAGAAGAAAATGAACTTGAGGAAGAAGTAGCTTTAGATATCGATGTTGAAGATAAATTTATTCCAGTCCGAGATCAAGATATGCCAACAGAACCTGAAGAGCCAGAAGAAGTAAAATCTTTTCAAGATCTAGAAGGCATGAATGTCACCGGTAGAAACTTTGCCTCAACTACATTCAATAAAGTAGAAAATCAAATTCAAGACGCTTACGAATCTTTGGCTGATGGTGAAGATAGAAAATTATATAAAGAATATATGTTAACTAATCTTAAATTATATTTTGATAGATTTGAAGAGGAACTTCAACCCACCCTACCAGAACCAGAATCTCCAGATTATAATAAATAATATAAATTAAATTATATCATTATTTCTATTATTATTTAATATATGTCATGGAAAAATAAAAAAAAGAAAAATACTGTTACAAAATATTCAAATTATAGTATAATAAATAAACTAAAGTCTGAAAAGAAAATTACTGATAATACTTTAAATAATATTAATAATATTTCTTTAGAAGACTTAATTGCAATCAAGCTAGAATTATCAACTAGGTATTTGTGTGGTAAATTTTATGGCCTTCCAATATGGAGACTAACTAGACATGCAGTCACTGATGCTCTTTTAAAGACAGCTTTAAGCATTGCAAGAACAAAAAAAGAAGCAGCTAGATTTTTAGGGGTTGACTATATGGAGTTTAACCGCTATATTAAAAAATATAATACAATTTCATTTTTTGAAGAAGAAGAAAAAGAGGTTATATGAATAATAAATTATTTAATGCAGCTAAATTAAAGTATGAAGCACAAGCAGAGGAAGCAAGAGCAATGCTAGATATGCTATTTACTCAAACTGTTATGGTTGGAGAACACACTGATATATTAAAAGAAGTTGATAAATGGACTACAATACTAGCAGAAGCATTAGATTGCGCTGACGCATTAGATGATTTTGCTTTGCATCGAAGAGAAGAGGGGTCGCAAACCCCCTAAAAGGAGGTTTAAAATGTCGACAACAAGATTTACTTTAGACGGGAACGGAAGAAGGGCTTACATTGGTTCTCCAGTCTATTATAAAAATAAAGTTTGGTTGTTAGAAGATATTCAATACCTTCGTTGGAATTCAGAACAATATCTGACCTTACAAGATCCAAAAAATAAAAATAAAAAAATTGAGTTTGTTCAAGCAAGTTTAATATCGGCAGTAGATTAATGGCATCTAAGTATGGTAAAAAAAGAAATTTAATTCGTTCATATGAACAAGAACACTGGTATGTAACTAATATTGATCACGTAAGTTTAAAAGTTGAGCTAATAACCGGTAGATTGTTAATAACAATTGTTCATGATAAAACTGATTATGAATTTTACTTACCAGATACAAAAACATCTATCGCTAGTAACCGACGAGAGATTGATCACAAAGTCTCGTTTTATTTGGATACTTTTTTTCAAATGGATGAATTTACCTTTATGCAAGCACATACAGATGAAGAAAATTATACAGATTACATGAATTTATATACAGACCTAATCTGGGTTAAAAATAAACTAGGTCTGACTATTTGGAACAGAAAAAAACCTACCTATCGATATTAATACTTAAGACACTCACCAGGGGCAACACAAGCCCATTCTGCCAATACTACCTCAGAAAGACCGTCTCTAATAAAATTCATTAGCTTTTCATAAGGTGAAGAAATAGCAATATTTCTAAATTTTACTAAAACAGAATGAACCATTCCTACTAGCTCACCTTTAGAATTTAAAATCATAGAGCCAGAAGATCCAAAAGTAGCAGCTAAAGAATAAACATCTTGTCCATCTTCTTCACCAGCATACCTACCTTCAAAAACTGGAACCATATCATAATCAAACATACCCAAAGGAGCAGCTATATTATAAACTTTTTCACCTCTCTTGGGAGGTTTTGCTGCTAAAGGTATAACTTCAACCCCTTCAGTTAAACCTTCTGCAAAAAGTAAACAAGCGTCAATTGATTGATCTTTTTTTAGAACAACAGCATCATATCTTTTTAACGATAATGTTGATACTCTCATGTGAATAGTTTGTTCAACTGATTCCAACAAACCTTTTTCACCATCACAAACGTGAGCGGCAGTAACTATGTACGCGCCTTTGTCAGAAAGCTTAACAACATAACCAGATCCCGATGAACGTAAATCCATCGTGGCGCAGTTATCTTTACCAAAGCATCTTTTTAATTGAACTGTTTTACTAATAAATGCAAATCCTTCTCTTGGAAAATCATTTTTTACACTTGAATTCATCGTGCCGCAAGAGAAAGTAAACAGCATAACGAACGCGAGGGTACTAACCATAACCCTACTCATTTTTTTATCCTCCGATGTCTCTGAGATTTTTACTCTCATATAAATAAATAAGTATGCCATTCACCTTTTCTCCTTTTTTATAAACAAAAACACTATTTATAGTGACTGCTTCTTTAATTTAAATTAACTCGAAAAGAAGATTTTAACGAAGAAGATCAAGTGTTTAACAAAGTGAGTAAACATGGCTAAAAAAATTTATATTCTTGATACTAGCGTCTGTTTAACGGACGCAAATTGTATTCGATCCTATGGTACTAATGATATAGTCCTTCCTTTAAAAGTTTTAGAAGAGATAGATAATAACAAAAAACGACAAGATGGAGCAGGCACAAATGCAAGAACGCTTATACGCAATCTTGATGCTCTCCGAGAGAAAGGTAGCTTGTCTAAAGGTGTGAGAATAGATAAGGGTAAAGGCATAATATGCGTGAAAATGGTCAAACGTGAGGGCATACCAGATGATTTAGATCTTTCTGTGCCTGATAATGAGATTATTAGCGTTGCATTAAACCAGAAAAATGAAAACCCAAAAAGAAAAGTAATCGTGGTTACACGAGATATTAACATGCGTGTTAAGTGTGACTCTTTGGGGCTCCCGACAGAGGATTACAATTCAGATCAAGTTATAAAGGACACAGATAATATCTATACTGGCTTCATTACCCACTTGGTTGATGAACCTGTTCTTGACAGATTTTATTCTGGAGAAGAAGTTTATATTGAGGAAGAAGAACTACAATTAAATCCAAATCAGTTTTTAATGTTGATATCAAATCAAAATGAAAAAAAGACTGCTCTCGGAAAATTTGAATCGCACGAGAAGCCCCTAAAATTGCTCAATCCCGGCAATAAAAAAAGACTTTGGGGTTTAAAATCTAGAAACAAAGAGCAGATTTTCGCTATGGATTTATTAGAAGACCCAAAAGTAAATGTAGTAACGTTAGTGGGTAAGGCTGGTTGTGGTAAAACCTTAATGGCAATAGCGGCCGGCCTTAGCCAAGTTGTAGAAAAAGAGACGTATAGCCGGCTCGTGGTGTCTAGGCCAATTCAACCAATGGGTAGAGATATTGGGTTTTTACCAGGAACGATGGAAGAAAAAATGTCACCTTGGGTTGCTCCTATCCGTGATAATTTAGAATATTTGATGGCAAATGATAAAGCTACGCTAGAGACATATTTGGACCGAGGAAAAATAGAAGTAGAGGCTTTAACTTATATAAGAGGTAGATCAATAGCTAATGCTTTTATCATTATAGATGAAGCACAAAACCTAACTGCTCATGAGCTAAAAACAATTTTAACTAGAGTTGGTGAGGGGACAAAAATAGTTTTAACTGGTGATATTGAACAAATTGATAATGTATATTTAGATGAGACGTCTAACGGTCTAACTCATGCTGTTGAAAAATTCAAAACTTTCGAAATTTCTGGGCACGTAACGCTTAGAAAGGGAGAAAGGTCAAAGGTGGCCACAATAGCGTCTAAAATTCTTTAAATTATTCACTAATTATGATATATTTCTATAAAACAAAGGAGTTGTTATGTCAATTGATACTGAAAATCCGGACCTATTTAAAAAAGTAGAACCTGTCAACGAAATGAAAAAATGGTTAGTTAACTACGTTGGAGATAAAGTTCAACCTGAAAATGATGAGGTGAACGTGGAAATGATCATTCAAGTAATGGCCCAGGAATTCCCTGAATTTTTAATTCCATTGGCAGAAGAAAATTTTATTCGCGGATATAGGCAAGGATTAGCTGATGCTGATAGCGTGGAAAATAAAAGTGAAGTACATAGTTGATAACGCGCATAAAAGTAAAAAAAAATTTAAACAATATAAAATTTATGATAAGCCGTTCATATTTGCGCAACCATTTGAAAATGATATAAATTTAAATTTTATTAAAACAAAAATAGAAGCCGAAACACCAGAATATTTTTTTGATAATGTTGATGGTTTTTTTGTCGGATATGTTGAGGACTTTTTTAAAGATGGTCGTGAATACAATGCTATGTATAAAGACGGTGCCATATATTTATCTCCAGATCAAGATAATGAAAGAGATTTATTAGATGATATATTTCATGAGCTTGCTCACGCTGTTGAAGAAAAACATGAAGATAAAATATACGGAGATGGTCGCTTGGAACGTGAATTTGTGGCAAAAAGAAAACACTTATATTATATGTTAGGTGACAAACAATATGATTTAGATGCGTATGCTAAACCAGAATACGATTATAAATTTGATCAACACCTATACAGAAATATAGGTTATAATACACTAAGAGGAGTATCTTCTGAATTGTTTTATTCGCCATATGCTATTACAGCCTTAAGAGAATATTGGGCAAATGGTTTTGAAAACTATTTATTGGGTAGTAGAGGCAAATTAAAAGAAATTAGCCCAGTGCTATATCAAAAAATAGAATCTATTTTTGAGATGTAGGAGATAAAATGAATTTAACTAGTGAAAAAAAAGATGATAAATATTACTTAAAAGTAAATTTGCAGCCCAGAAAAAAAACAGAAAGCGTAAAAGTTTTTACGACTTTAGATGCGTTTAGATACATTAGAGAAGAATATGATTTGAAAGAAAATATATCGCTAGTATCTAAACCCACTCATGATTTAATGAATCATACGATTAATTTATGTGGTGAATGGATATTCGAGATCAAAAACAAAACATCTATTGACAATATTAAAAAAAATGTTATAATAGAAGAAACAAAAATAGAAGCTAAGTCTACAATTAAAGAAGATAAAGAAGCAGCTTCGCCGCCCACTAAAAAATTGCCTTATGGTCTTAAAAAAACAGAAGTAAAACCTAAGCCAAAGAAAAAGAGGGCGCCCAGAAAGAAAAAAACAGAGGAATAGATGTCTCACATATCCTACTCCGAACTTAAAGAGTGGAACACTTGTGCTTGGAAGCATAAACTAAACTATATTGATAAGATAAAGCAGTTTAAAGGCAACGAGCACACCGCTTTTGGATCTGCACTTCATACGGTTTGCGAGATCGTAGTACAAGATTATGATCAAAATAAAAAATCTGAAGGTTTAGAACTTATTTTTGAAACAGAATTTGTACAAAACTTACAAAAAATAAAAGCGGCCACTCCTGATATCGAGTTTTCCGCAGATCTTTTAACCTCTATGAGACAACAGGGGAAACATCTTACACAGTTTGTCTTGCCGGCACTTAAAAAATATTTTGGCATTTTTGAAATGGTTTCTGTAGAAGAGGAAATTTATGAAAGCATCGAAAATATAAAAATTGATAAAAATTTTAAAGGTTTTATTGATCTTGTAATTTACACACCAGACACTAAAAAGTTTCATGTTATTGATTGGAAGACATGCTCTTGGGGCTGGGATAGTCGAAAAAAGACAGATAAAATGATTACATATCAGTTAAGTCTATATAAGCACTTTTGGGCTAAAAAACATAATAAAGATTATAAAGATATAACTACTCACTTCGCCCTCTTAAAAAGAACCGCAAATAAAAATAACGTCGAGATATTTAAAGTTTCCAATGGCGAAAAGAAAATAGGTAATGCTCTTAAATTATTGAACAAGGCCGTGTATAATATCAATAAATGCAACCACGTCAAAAATAGACTTTCTTGCTATGGGAAGTATGGCGTGTGTGAATATTATAAAACAAAGCATTGTTCATGAGGTTTAAATGGATAAAAAAATTAAGGTCTTCACTCTTAGTGATATGCCTCTTAGTCCTAGTGGCGTTGGAACTCAAACTAGGTATATTTGTGAAGCGTTATTAAAAACTGGTAAGTTCCAAATTCGTTCATTTGGCGGTGCGATCAAACACCCAAATTACGATCCAATCAAAACACAACAATATGGAGATGATTGGGTTATGTATCCTGTAGATGGATATGGAAATCAAGAAATGGTCCGTTCGCTGATCAGGCAAGAAAAACCAGATGTCCTATGGTTTATGACAGACCCCCGCTTTTGGCATTGGCTTTGGGAAATGGAGAATGAAATTAGATCTCTTATGCCTATGGTTTATTATCATGTTTGGGATAATTATCCCTATCCTACCTACAATAAACAATTCTATGAATCAAATGATTTTGTTGCTACAATATCAAAAGTTACTGACGATATTGTAAAAACTGTAGCACCGGATGTTACATCTCAGTATATTCCACATGCTGTTAATAGTGACGTTTTTAAACCGATAGTGATTGAAACAAAACAAGATAAAGAAAATGTAGAAGAATTTAAAAAAGCCGTTTTTGGTGATTTTTATGATCCAGATAAATTTATTTTCTTTTGGAACAATAGAAACGCAAGAAGAAAACAATCAGGCTCTCTTATTTTTTGGTTTAATGAATTTTTAAATAAAGTTGGCCGAGACAAAGCGTGCTTAATTATGCATACGGCAGTTAATGATCCAAACGGGCAAGACCTCGCGGCAATCGTAGAGCATTTAGATCTACAGGACGGTCAGGTTTTATTTAGTCAAGAAAAAGTGGATTTACAAAGATTAGCAATGATATACAATATAGCTGATTGCACAATTAATATTTCTGATGCCGAGGGTTTTGGTTTAGCAACTCTTGAATCCCTTTCTTGTGGCACGCCAATTATTGTTAATATGACAGGCGGATTACAAGAACAAGTAGTTGACGGAGATAAGACTTTTGGTGTTCCGGTATACCCATCTTCAAAGGCTATAATTGGTTCGCAACAAATTCCATGGATCTATGAGGATAGATTAAATGGAGATGACGTTGTAGCTGCAATGGAAAAAATCTATAATATGACAAAAGAAGAAAGATTAAAGATGGGTCTAGACGGTAGAAATCATGTTATGAAAAATTATAATTTTGACAATTTCTGTAAAACCTGGGTCGATACATTTTTAGAAATTCACGAGCGAGAGGGCTCTTGGGATACGAGAAAGCATGATAATAGATGGGTTATCAAGGAGGTAGCGTAATGAAAGTGTTGGTTAGAGGACCGGCCCTAACTAGAACAGGGTATGGTGAACATTGTCGTTTTATTTTGCGCGCCTTAAGAGAAGTAGAAAACTTAGATGTTTACTTATTGCCCGTCAACTGGGGCAAATCAAGTTGGATTTGGGAAAACAACGAAGAGAGGACTTGGCTTGATGAAATAATTAAAAAAACAGCCATTCATATACAAGCTAAAGGTCAATTTGATATGTCTGTTCAAGTAACTATTCCTAACGAGTGGGAAAAAATGGCTCCCATTAACATAGGCGTCACAGCAGGTATAGAAACCACAAAAGTATCTCCAATTTGGATTGAAAAAGCCAATATGATGGATAAAGTTGTTACAATATCTAAACACTCTCGTGATACATTTTTAAAAACAGTTTATGAAGGGATTGACCAGAAAACAGGACAGAGAGGCACCTTACAATGTACAAAAGATATAGACATTGTTCATTACCCCGTTAAAACTTTTGACGACTTACCAGACTTAAATTTAAATCTACCTACTGAGTTTAATTTTTTGTCTGTGGCTCAATGGGGACCAAGAAAAAATATGAAAGCAACAGTGAAGTGGTTTGTTGAAGAATTTTTTGACAACCCAAATGTTGGCCTGGTCATAAAAACATTTTTAAAAGGTGGATCGGTTATGGATCGCAGCTTTTTAGATAAGGAGTTGAAAAGATTTGTAAAAAAATATGATGATAGAAAGTGCAAGATATATTTACTTCACGGAGACTTAACTGATCAAGAGATGCATTCGCTATACAGAGATAAATCAATTAACGCATTAGTAAGTCTAACTCATGGAGAAGGGTTTGGATTGCCGTTATTTGAGGCGGCCTATTCTGGATTACCAGTGATTGCGACTGATTGGTCTGGGCACTTAGATTTTCTTTACAAGCCAACAAAAAATAAAAAAGGAAAGAAAACTCTTAAGGCTCACTTTGCTAAAGTTGATTATGATATAAATCAAATACCGGAGGGTGTTGCCTGGAAAGGTGTTATAGAAAAAGATTCTGCTTGGGCGGATCCACAGCAAGGCTCATACAAAATGAAACTGCGGCAAGTATACAAAGATTATGGTAGGTTTAAATCTCAAGCTAAAAAACTCCAGCAGTGGATACTAAAAAATTTTCAAGAAGAATATCAATATGAAAAATTTAATAGTATTATAAACGAGTACTTTATAGAGACTGTCTCTGACCAAGAAATTGATGATTTATTTGCTAAATTAGCATGATTTTTTTTGTGGCCGATATGTTTGCGCAGCAGTATGAAGGCGGCGCCGAACTAACAACAGAAGCAATTATAGTTGATTCTTACTTTCCTTGCAATAAAATTTTATCCTCTGATCCTAGATTATTAAATTACATGAAAAACAATACCTCTGCGGTTTGGATTTTTGGTAATTTTTCTAATGTTCCAGAACAGGCTTTATTGTATGCTGCAAAAAATTTGGACTACTTTATATTAGAGTATGATTACAAGTATTGTAAATATCGCTCTCCAGGTAAACATAAATTAAGCGAAGGCAAATGTGATTGTGAAACAAAGCGTCACGGAAAGCTGGTTTCAATATTTTTAAATAATTCAAAAATGACTTGGTGGATGAGTAAAAATCAACTTTTACATTATCAAAGCAAATTTCCATTTTTAGATGACAAAAACAACAAGGTACTAAATTCTGTTTTTTCGAATAAAAAATTAAATTATATATTATCTTTAGATACAAAAAATAAAAACGATACGTATCTTATTCTAAACTCTCCTTCATGGATAAAAGGTGTCGATGATGCAATTAAGTTCGCAGATGAAAAAAAATTAAAATATGAATTGATCTGGAACTTAACTCACAAAGAAACACTAAAAAAATTAGCAAAATCAAAAGGCATTATATTTTTTCCCAAAGCTGGTGACACTTGCCCTAGAATGACTATAGAGGCAAAACTTTTAGACTGCGAATTAATATTAAATGACAATGTTCAGCATAGACATGAGCCATGGTTTCAAACAAGAGAAACAACACTAAATCATCTTAAACAAAGGACTAAAATATTTTGGGATGAAGTAGAGCTGCTAGCGAGTAAAAATTTATCACTGCCGGTCGTTAATAAAAATATTAAAGAAAAAAATAGATTTATTTTTGTGGTTCCGTTTTACAACTGCGCAGAGTGGATAGAGAAATGTGTTAAAAGCATTGTTAGACAGAAATATTCAAATTTTAAATGTTACTTAGTAGATGACATGTCTACCGATAACTCTTGTGAGAAAATTAAAAAACTAATAAAAAGCGACGATCGATTTGAACTAATAGAAAACAAAGATAAAAAATATGCGTTGGGTAACATAGCTCACGTTCTAGGCAAAAAAGATTTAAAAGATGATGATGTTATAATATTGATGGATGGTGATGATTGGTTGTCATCTTCGGCAGTGTTGTCAAAATTAAACAAAGAGTACAAAAGAAATGTCTTTTTAACTTATGGGAGCTATGTCTATAGCACAAATGGCCAAAAAGGAGTAGAACCCTCACAATACCCAGCCGAGGTTGTTAAGAATAATGCATTTAGAAAAGATGTCTGGCGAGCTTCACATCTAAGAAGTTTTAAATATCACCTGTGGAAAAAATTAGATCATACTGATCTTAAGAACGATGGTAAGTATTTTGAAATGACCTATGATCAGGCGATAATGCTTCCACTACTAGAAATGTCAGCTGAAAGGTCTGTTTATATACCTGAAGTGCTTTATGTTTACAATAGACAAAATCCATTAAGTGTTGATAAAATAAAAGCTAAAAAACAATCTGAGTTAGCTGTTCAAATCAGAAATAAAAAACCATATAAAAGAATATGAATATTAAACTAGAAAATGTCAATCTGCAAAGCGCATCTGGACCTAACCATTTTGCTGCAAAACTAGTTAAATATGGTAAAAAAAATGATTTATATTGTAATCAAAATACCTCCATCGATGCTAGGTTGTGTTTTATAGAAACAAGAGATTTTCAAAGCAAAACTCCTCTTTTTCAAAGATTAGATGGAATATATTTTAATTTATCACAACCTTACAAAATACAAAATCAAAACATTGAAAAAACATATCATCATTCTGCCGGTGTAGTATTTCAATCTAATTTTAACAAAAAATTAACAACAGAATATTTCGGAGAGCATAAAAACTCTTCTGTTATTCATAATGGTGCCGATACAGATTTTATAGAAACAATATCTCCGCTGTCTCATCCAAAGATAGATAAGTTTGAAAATGTCTGGTCTTGCGCCGCGTCCTGGCGGCCCCACAAAAGACTAAATGAGAACATAAGATATTTTTTAGAACACTCATCTAAAAAAGATTGTCTTGTTGTTGCAGGAAAATCAGAACAAAAAATAGAAAAAAACGAAAGAATTTTTTATGTTGGTGAGGTTTCTGTTCCTAATTTGATTTCTTTGTATAAACGTTCAAAATATTTTTTACATTTAGCTTGGCTGGATCACTGTCCTAATGTAGTTGTAGATGCCCGAGCTTCTGGATGCCAAATTATCTGCTCTTCTGCCGGCGGGACTTGTGAGATTGCTGGCCTAAACGCTGTTATTTTGGAAGAAGAAGAATGGAACTTCCAACCGGTTCAATTGTATAACCCTCCTAAGATTAATTTTGATAAAAAAGTTAAAAACAACTGGGATATAGATTATAATATGAACATAGTTTCTAGAAAATATAGAGACTTTTTACAACAGACGCTAGCCAAAAATGAAAACAAGCATAGTAATTCCAATAAAAACAAATAATCAAAGACTACCAGGAAAAAATACAAAATTACTAAATGGTCGTCCCCTGTATGATTACATTTTTAAAACTGTAAAAAAATGTAAAAATGTAGATAAGATTTATGTTGATTCATCAGATGACATGATATTAAACATAGCGGTTGAAAACAATTTTGAAACCATAAAAAGACCAAAGTACCTAAATGGCCCTGATGTTTCTGGAAACGACTTGTTAAACTTTGAGTTGCAAAAAATTAATGAAGATATAATTTGTCAAGTTTTTGTTACTTTACCTTTTTTACATCATGAGACAATTGACAACGCAATCTCCACTCTACAAAAGAATTCCAATGTAAATTCTGTTGTGCCGTTGTACGAGGTGTATGATCGATTTTGGCATACAGATAATAAAGAACAAATCAAACCGGTTAATCACGATATAGAGAAGCTAGTTGGAACACAATACATGAAGCCTATTTTGAGAGAAAGTGGTTTTTATGTTTTTAGAAGAGCCGCTTTTGAAAAAGAGCAAAAAAGAGTTACTAATAGGTTTACTACTATGATAGTTTCGCGCCACGAGTGTATTGACATAGATGAAGAATTCGATTTCATTTTTGCGGAGACATATGCTAAATATAAAAAAATATAATCTTCCATATTCTAAAGAAGACATTGAATATGTGCAAAAGCACATCGAATTAGTGTTAAAAAATGGATACCTCACAGATGGTGGAGAATATGTTAAAAACTTTGAATCAACTTGGTCTGATATAATAAATGTAAAAAATAGTATAGCTGTTAATAGTTGTACAACTGCTCTGGAAATTATTCTAAAAGCTATTGATGTCCGTGGCCATTCAGTTGTCGTGCCTACGTATACTTTTTTTGCGACACCACTGTCAGTGCACAATGCTGGTGCAGAAGTTATATACGCTGATATATCCAAAGAAACATTTTCTTTAAGCCTAGAAACTATTAAAAGTTCCATAAAGGATAATACAAAAGCAATAATAATTGTGCATGTTGGTGGAATAGTGAGCAATGAAATCCAAAAAATAAAAGATTATTGCGATGAAAGAGATATATTTTTAATTGAAGACGCAGCATGTGCACACGGCGCAAGCTATGAAGGTAAAAGTGTGGGATCTATTGGTCACTATGGAGCTTTTTCTTTTCACCACTCTAAAGTTTTAACAACCGGCGAAGGTGGAATGATTACATCTAATAAAGATGATTTAATACAAAAAATGCTTAGAATAAGAGCTATTGGTTTAGACAGAAGTGTCAACAATTTTGAAGTTTTTGAACTAGGTAACAACTATAAAATGTCCGAGATTACGGCAGTCTTAGGTCTTCTTCACTGCAAAAATTCTAAAAATATCTTTAACGAACGAAGAGAGTTGGCTAAATTTTATGACAACAATATAGAGTTAAATAACGGCTTTTCTAAATTTATGATTCCAGATAGAACTACCAGCGCTTATTACAAATACATAATTTTTGCCGACTCAAAAGAGAAAAAACAAAAATTTACTGATTTACTAAAACAAAAATATAATATACACTTACCACCGACGACTTACGAATATCTTTGTCACGAACAAAAAATAAATAAAAAAATAAAAAATATCACCAACCAAGATTATAAAAATGCTAGACATTTAATGGAAACAAATGTATGCTTACCAATGTATTGTGGTTTATCACTAGAAGAAAGATCTTACATAATAGAAAGCATAAATGAGGTGGTAAATGAAGAATTTTAAAGTACAATCTTTGATTAAAGATTATGAAGTCGTATTTTCAAATAATGTAAATAAACATCTTGAAGAAAGCGTTAAAAACACAAAATGTTTTTTTATTGTAGATAAAAAAGTTCATGAGTTGTATAAAAATAAATTTGAGGCTCTAAAGGGACAAAGTGTATATTTACTAGAGGCCATAGAAACAAATAAAACAATCAATCAAAGTCAAGAGATTATAAAACATCTGTTAAGTTCTGGCTTTAAAAAGAATCATAAGCTCGTGGCGATAGGTGGTGGAATAACTCAAGATGTTACATGCTTTGTGGCCTCTATATTATTCAGAGGCGTCCCATGGGAATTTTATCCAACAACACTCTTAGCACAATGCGATAGTTGTATTGGAAGCAAAAGCTCCATTAATATTGAGAAATATAAAAATCAAGTTGGAACCTTTTATCCACCTGAAAAAATAGTGGTCAATACAGACTTTCTAGAGACGCTTTTACAAAGTGATATCATATCAGGAATTGGTGAAATAATAAAAGTTCATTTTTTAAATCCTGAAAAGAAGTATCAAAAGTTGTTTGATTTTTATGATGTGTCTTTAGAGAGAAAAGAAGAACTAAAACAATTGATTTATGATAGCTTGCAGATTAAAAAAGATATCATAGAAGTAGATGAGTATGATAGAAATTATAGAAACATTTTAAACTATGGGCATACCTTTGGACACGCTTTAGAATCTGCCACAGATTATGCGATACCTCATGGAGCCGCAGTAACCTTTGGAATTGGAATATCTAATTTCATATCATTAAGAGAAGGATATTTGTCACAAAAAGATTATGATAAAATGGATCTTTTAGTTGAAAAAAATTCTAAATATCATGTTAAAGACATAAAAGATATTTCCATAGACTTATATTGGGAGTCTTTAAAGAAAGATAAAAAAAATATTGATGGAAATATATCTATAATTCTAACTAAAGGGTTTGGAGAGATGTTTAAAAAACAAATTGTTTTAAATGAAAGATACAAAAACAACATTATTGAATATATTAATTCTAAAAAATAAAGAGGATTAAAAAATGAATATTAATTTTGAAAATATAGAAAAAAAATGTAGTGACGTCACTGCAACAAAAGAATACACAAAGCTGGTTAATAAGTTAAAAAAATCAAAAAAGATTTTTCTAATAGGCAATGGTGGTTTGCACTTTGTGGCAAACCATATGGCAACAGATCTAACAAGATTAGTTCATGACAAGGTTGTTTACTCGTTTGAAAGTGTCGGGTTTATAACATCAAACGCCAATGATCATGGATTTAAAAATATGTTTGTAAGATGGTTAGAGACAACATCAAATGCTAGTATAGAAAATCCAGATGAGTGTTTAGTTATTGGGCTTTCTTGCTCTGGTAATTCATCAAATGTTATTAAGGCACTACATTGGGCCAAAGAGCAAAACATTGAAACGTTTTTATTATCTGGTCAAAACTCACAGGTTTTGGGAGATGGAGTAGATGAACTAAGCTTTGGTTGTGAATATTTCCACACGGTTGAGGTAATGTGTATGATGCTGCTTTATGATTTGATACACATGGTGGGTAGTCATTGTCCGTCTATTACAGAAGAAAAAAAACGAATGGCAGATAGTTCATTAAGAAAGGTATAAATTGAAGAATAAAAAACTTATAATTTTATGTCGCGGCAAATCATTAGAAAATATTAAACTTTTAAATAATGAAGAATATGATACGTGTATTATCGTTAATGATTTTAAAAGAGAAGTATTACATAGTTATGTTAAAGATTTCTTAGCGAAACAAAAAAATATTGAGCACTTTATCTGTAGGGAAAATTTTGCATTACTGACAAAACAAATGTATGATTATTTTAATGTTAAATCAGTTACGCTAAATGTTCTAAAAAAAGAATATAGCGGTGAGCCACCGTATCGAACTCCATCTAGATTGAAATTAATGCTTGATAATATGAACGTTAAGAGTAAATACTTAGACGACAGTATATTAAAATATTCAGAACCAAGAAAGCCTACTGAATTAAGACTACCTGGATTCCCTACAATGGGGGTCTTAACGACATCCTATGCAGCTGCCGTGTTGGGTTATACCGATATAACTGTGGTTGGATTAGATTTTTATGAGGCAGAGTATTTGACGGTTTGTTCTAGTACAAAAACCAAAGAGGCGCCAAAGAAATCAGGGATTGATAAAGCTCCTCGTATGAAGAACTTTTTAGCAAATTTATTAGAAAAATTTCCTGATACTTTATTTACTTTTTATACATATTCTAGTTTTAATCCTGGCTTAAAAAATGTTAAAATAAACAATAAGATACTTGAGGAGAACAAATGAAAATAGTTTCTTTAACTCTCGCTAGAGGTGGAAGTAAAGGCATTCCAAGAAAAAATATTGCACCTCTTTGTGGCAAGCCGTTGATATCTTATGTTGTCGATGCATCTTTAAGGTCCAAAGTTGATGAAACTTGGGTTAGCACAGAAGATGATGAGATAAAAGCTGTTGCTGAACAGTGCGGCGCCAGTGTAATAAGACGCCCAGTGGAATTGGCAACGGATACTGCAAAATGTGAAGACACCTTAGTCCACTTTGCTGAGAATGTTGATTTTGACATGCTGGTGTATATTCAAACAACTTCACCAATGGTGAGCAAAGATGATATAAATAAAGGAATTGCATTAATGCAAACTGGTTATTATGATTCTGTTTTCACTGTAACTAAAGAGCACTGGGTGCCGCGATGGAGTTTAGATGTAAAACCCATCGACTGGAATATTAGATACAGACCAAGACGGCAAACTATTGAGCCAAAATACATAGAAAACGGTGCCTTTTATATAACAACAAAAAGAAATCTTTTAAAAACCGGAATGAGGTATGGCGGCAATATTGGAGTTATAGAAATTCCATTCTCGCGAAGCTTTCAGGTCGATACAAAAGAGGAATTAATGGTTATCGAGGCATTGATGAAATCAAATGGGGTAAATGATGAGTAAAGTTTGGATTGTTGGGCCTTGTTCCATGGAAAGTGTTGATTTTTATCTTGACACTGCCGATGAAATATATAAACATATGAGTCAAACCAATTATGAGTGGTACTACAAAGCATCTTATGATAAGGCAAATAGAACTTCTCTTTATGGCGGCCGCGGCCCAGGGATGGATGAAGGAATAGAGGCTTTTAAAGCTGTTAAAGAAAAATATCCGGATATAAAATTACTCACTGATGTACACGAAACAAATCAAGTAGAAAAATTGGCTGAGTATATAGATTGTATACAAATCCCAGCTTTTCTATGCAGACAAACAGATTTAATTGTTGAATGTGCTAGACATTTTAAAAAAATTAATGTTAAAAAGGGCCAATGGTTGGGTCCAGATAACATTATAAAATCTCTTGATAAGATTAAACATACAAGTCCAGACTGTGAAGCATGGCTGTGCGAACGCGGCAGTAATTTTGGTTACGACAAAATGATAGTTGACTTTACTATTGTTGATGAGATCAAAAGGCATTTTGATAAATTTATTCTTGACTGCACACACTCTACCCAAAGAAGCAGAAAAGTTCACGTTTATCAAGGTGATCCTGTTCTGGCTGAAAGATTTGTTGTTGCTTCAAGTATACTTAATTACGATGGCGTCTTTATGGAAACACACCCTAGACCAAAGGAAGCTGTATCAGATGCTGATTGCCAAGTACCTCTTAATAGACTAGAGACAGTATTAAATGTTTATGATAAGGTTGAAAATTCTATAAAAGGATTTCAAGAATGAAAATATATTATGTTGATATTGATGGAACGATTTGCAATAACACTGATGGGATGTATAGCAAAGCTCAACCTATTAAAGAAAATATTAACACGGTTAACGCATTGTATGATAACGGAAATACAATAATTTACTGGACCGCGAGAGGAGCAGTGACCGGGATTAACTGGCTAGAATTTACCAAACAACAACTCGACAGCTGGGGAGCTAAGTATCATGATCTTAGGGTGGGTAAGCCACATTATGATTACTTTATCTGTGATAAAGCAATAAATTCTGATTTATTTTTTGAGAAACAAAATGGTTAAAGATGTTAAAGAAATAATTGCAAAAAAGAAAAGCAAAAATGCTATATTTTTAGGCTCTGGGCCATCAATATTAGATTTGAAGGATAATGACTGGCAAAAAATAAAACAGATGGATATATGGACGTCAAATAATTGGTTTATACATGATATAGTTCCAGATTTTTATCATTTAGAGGTGAAGATGCATCGTAATGGTCCTTTCGCAAAGCAAATGATAGAACTTAAAAAAGATGACTATAGAGAAGTTAATTGGATTTTAGATAAAACCAGACCATATCTTTTTGATATGGTAAAAGAAGATTGGTTTGAAAATATTTTTAGTTACAAAAAAAAGTATCGCTCTAATGATGGTCGCTATTTTCCAGATGATAATCATGTTCAAGTTAGTTGCATGGCTAGTATTACAGTAATTTTAGATATCATGAGTAAGATGGATTATGAAAAAATTTATTTTTGCGGTGTTGACTTATATTCATCTGAATATTTTTGGACAAACAACTCGGAGTATGAAAAGTACAATATACCTCAACTAATAAAAACTTGCAAACCAGACGAAAGGAATCCTAAAGACCGACACACAACTTTTAAAACTGCTAAATTTATAAAAGAATTTGGTGACTATAATGATATAAATTTTGTAAACCTATCTGAGAAAAGTGAACTGTCAAGATATTTAGAAAACGAGAAACTGTAAAGGAAATAAAAATGATTGTAGAAAAAAAGATAGACAATTTTAACATGACACTTGACATTTCGGATGGTGGAATATCTAGAGTTCTTTATACTGTTGGTGGCAGAGAAAAACTTTTTATGTCTATGTTAAGAAATACTATAAAACCTGGAATGACCTGTGTGGATCTAGGAGCAAACATAGGGTATACAACATTATACATGTTAGAAAAAGTAGGTCCAGATGGGCAAGTTTATGCCATCGAGCCTGACCAGCATAACATTGATTTACTAACCAAAAACGTTAACAATAACAGTTTTGAAAATATTTGTGAAATCGAGCGCTGCGCGATATCATCTGCCGATGGTAATTTAGATTTTTGGATTGCCTCACAACCAAATCTAAACAGCGTGAAAAGAACAAAACATAGCATAAGAAAAGAAGTGGTAAATTGTTATACGCTAGAGACTTTTTTGAAAAACAAAAAATATCCAAACTTTATCAAAATGGATGTTGAGGGCCATGAGGTAAAAATCTTAGAAGGTGCCTATAATTATTTTAAAAACAATGAAGGTACAACTTCTTTTTTAATAGAAGTACATCCTCACTATTATGATGAAGACAATAACTTTGCTGAAGTCATTAGAAAGTATTTTAAAATAGGATTTAAACCAAAATATGCTGTCTCTACACCAGTGGCAAAACCAAAAATTATAGTAGACGCAGGCTACGAACCCGTAATGTCTGTAAAGACAGATGGCTTTGTGAGAGGATTGTATAAAGATATGAAAGAAGACGACTTTGTAAACTTTTCTTGTTATGAACACAAAGAGGGTACAAGTAAAAAAGTTATTAGAAGCATTATGCTTTCTCGCGAGGTGTAACAATGAAATTTGGTATATGTGGCATTGGAAATATGGGCAGAAATCATTTAAGGATTTGCAAAAAGCTAGAAAGCGAACTAAAAGATTTTAAGTTGTCTGCACTGTATGATCCCAATATAGAAAAATATAATGATAAAGAACTTTTTTTGGATCAAATAAACGAATTAGATGCGGTATTGATTTGTGCACCAAGTGACAAACACGTTGATATATCTTTAGAATTGTTAAAAATTAATAAAAATTTAAAACTTTTTATAGAAAAGCCAATTGACGATGATAGAATAAAAGCACTAAAGTTACTGGTATACTCTAAAAATATATTTGTTGGGCACATTGAAAGATTTAATCCTGCTGTACAAAAATTAAAATCAATGATTGACGAAAAAAAAATTACCGGTATTAATTTAATAAGAACTAGAAGATTGGGGAACTTTGTTGCTCGCTCATCTGATTATGTCAATTTAGATTTATTAGTGCACGATGCAGATGTTGCTAATTATCTTATTGATTCTAAATTTGATGATCACTCTTTATACACTAATAAAACCAGAGATGATAATAAAACCGATTACGCAACTTTAATCTGTAAATATAAAAACGATCAAAATACAATACTGCTGTCTGAAGCTTCTTGGGTTGAACCAGAAAAAATTAGAACACTTGAATTAATATGTAACGAAGGTAAATATTTTCTAGATTATATTAAGCAAGAAATACAATATATTTCATACACCGGTGAATGTGAAGCAGTGCCTGTAGAAAAAAGCGAACCTCTTTATGAAGAATTGCATAGTTTTGTAAAGTTTGTGAGGGGTGAACAACCAACAGGATGTCATATTGTTCATGCTTTGTCGGCCTTAGAGATGGTTTCATAATGGAGATCTTAACTTGGTGCGACCCAAAGTATTTTAAATTTGCAAATGCTTTAATAAGAAGCATTAGATATCATGGGAATAAAAACTTAATACACTTTAATTTACTTGACTTTACTGATAAAGACTTTTATAATGTAAAAAATAAGTTTTCTAAAGATACAAAAATAAATTTTATCAGAACTAGTTCAGAAAATAATAATTTCAATGTTCATAACAAAATAGAATTTTACAGAAACTATAGGCCAAGACTTTTCCTTGAACTTTTAAAAAATAGTAAAAGTGGAAAGCTTTGTACTTTTGGCGCCAACGGCATTGTGTTCGATAATCTAAATTACATTGAAGAACACTTAGATCATAATGATTTTGTTTTTTTAGAACGCTCTAAAAATAATATATTTTCACTTGAGCCAAAAAAAGTTTGTGGTATAAACGATGTACAAATGTTAGTTGAACAAGGTAACAGTATTGATGATATACTAAAAACAACAACTGGTAAAGTTGTTCTATTGGGAACACATGCAATGAGAAAGAATCAAGTGTGTATTGATATTATCAATCGTTGGATAAAATTAATAGAAAACACTGACTCAATGAACAAAACATTTTCAGATATGAACTATTTTGTTAAATCTGTAATTAATTATCAAATGGAAAACAACGTAAAAATAAAAATGGAAACTGCCATAAACACTCCTAGAGATTTAAATCCCTATTGTGATACCTTATTTGGCGATAATAATAAAATATGGTTTGCAAAAGGACATACAAAATGGAAAAATAAAAAATATTTAGAAAAGGTTAACTTTTTTTCAAAGTATGAATATGAGGTTTGATGGTGAAAATTAATTTTATAAATCAAGCTAATTATAAAAGTTTTAATAACTTTGTTAGACAAACAAGGTTTGATTATACGAATAACATAGAAAAACATTTCCCAGAAACTGTAAGATTAGAGGATATAACTGCTTCATCATCGCTAATTAATTAGCTAATAGGCTAATGCTAATTAAGGAGCGAACTCATGTCAAATAAAGATCTTTTAGTAATTTTAAACCCAAGAGATGAAAAGGTCTGTGTAGATTCTCTTAAAAGCGTGGCCATTCCAAAAGTTTGGATAAGTGGGTTTAATGAAAGGGATGCCTTATCATCCATTATGAAAATAGTGAATGGCGAAAATATTAGCAAAAACGGAAGCGACTTAGATGTAGCACCAATATATCAAAACTACATATTAATATCTGATGATGTGATTATAAATCAAAAAAATATTGATGTAATTGTAAATAACAATAAAAAATATGATGTGCTAACCGGGTATTGCAATTTAAATCCCAATTCGAAACAAATTAATGTTTTACCTGCTAAATGGGGTAATAAACTAACATTAAGAGGTCCAACCAAATCTCCTAGAAAAACAGATTATCCATGGTACCCACATGAAGAAAATATTGATCATGCAAAATATACACGTAAGTATTTAATGGAAAATATAGAAGAGGATATTTTCGAAACTTATGGAATTGGCTTTTCTTTAACGTCATTTAAAAGACATGTCCTGCAAGAATATGGATTATATACTTACGGGAACCGCAGCACCGGAGGAGCCTCTGATCACCAAATAAGCTATAGAATTGTTAAAGATGGAAAATATAAAATGTTTGCTCATAAAGATTGCTACTTTGAACATTTAAAAATAAAAAGATTTAAAAAGAAAAAGCATAAAAAAATAATTTGGGAAATTTAAATTTTAAAGAGCGTCATGTTACAATTGTTTAATGCCTACAGCGGAAAAAAAATACTTTTTACATGAAACTTCAATACTTGATAGTGGCGCGCAAATTGGAGAGAATACAAAAATATGGGCATTCTCTCATGTTATGAGTGGTGCAAAAATAGGAAATAATTGTATAATTGGAGAGGGCGTACATATAGGCAATAATGTCATTATTGGAGATAATGTAAAAATACAAAACAACTCAATAATATATGAAGGCGTCACAATAGAGAATAATGTTTTTATCGGACCAAATGTGGTTACAACAAACGACATAAGACCAACAGCAACTGGTGATTGGAAAGATCGATTTAGAAAAACATTATTTAAAGAGGGTTGTAGTGTTGGCGCTAATTCCACTATAGTCTGTGGCAATGTAATCGGTGAAAGATCTTTAGTTGGCGCCGGTTCTGTTGTAACAAAGAACGTCCCACCAGATACAGTAGTCGTAGGAAACCCAGCAAAAATTTTAAGAGGTTAAAATGCCGGTAGTTATTAGAAATATATTTGAAGAATATGTAAAAGAGAGATTTGATCTAGAAGATTGTATAGCTGTCAATAATGGCACAGCAGCCCTAATCGCTCCTTTGTGGTCACTAGATTTACAACCAGGAGATGAAGTAATCACAACTCCTTTTACTTTTATAGCCACTAGTAATGCAATATTAATTGCTGGTGCAAAACCAGTATTCGTCGATATAGACCCAAACACATATTTGTTAGATCCTAAAAAAATAGAGGCTGCAATAACTCCCAAAACAAAAGCAATCATACCAGTTCACCTATACGGTAGGGTGTGTGAAATGGAGAAAATAAACGAGATCGCAAAAAAACATGACCTTGTTGTTATTGAAGATACGGCTCAAGCTTTTGGTGCCGAATGTCATTGTGGTAAATTTGCAGGAATGCTGGCTGATTGTGGAACGTTTTCTTTTTACAAAACCAAAAACATATCTACGTTTGAAGGTGGAATGATATGCATCCCAAAAGGATCGAAACTTGATCATAAGAAAATTAGATCTATATGCGATCAAGGTCAAGTAGGAAAATATAATCACGAATATATAGGCTTTAATTTTAGACTAGCAGAGCCCTTGTGCTTGATGGCTCTAGAACAAATGAAATTACATATGACTGGTGTAAAAGCAGAGTTAGGATTAAGAGGACCCGAAAAAGGACACTATCCAAGAGTTGTATACGACCAGCCGATATATAAAAAACTTGGCATTACTGGAGATTGTCCAATTTCAGAACAAGTAGCAAAAAGTATTAGAGAGAGGAAATAAAATGGCTAAATGTTTAGTAACGGGACACAAAGGGTATATTGGCTCTCACTTGTATAAAAAGTTAAAAGATTTGGGTCACGAAGTCATGGGCATCGATCTTGTTGAAGATCATAATATCCTGAATGATTTAAGAGAAAAATTTCATCCGGCTTATTTTAATTTTAAACCAGAATACATTTTTCATTTAGCTTGTTTTCCCCGCGTGGCGTATAGTGTTGAAAATCCGATACTGACCATGGAAAACAATGTACTAGCGGCTAGCAATGTTTTAAACTTTGCCAAGCATATGGGCGCAAAAAGAGTTATCTATTCCAGCTCTTCTTCGGTGGTTGGAAACGGCAGCGGCCCTGCAAGTCCATATGCACTACAAAAGCTGGTTTCGGAAATGGAATGTAAACTGTACGCTGACTTATACGGCGTTGATACAGTGTCTTTACGATACTTTAATGTATATTCAGAAGATCAGAAAGCAGATGGACCTTATGCAACCGCTATTGCTAGTTGGATGAAAACAATAAGAGAAAACAAAACACCTTATATTACTGGCGATGGAGAGCAAAGAAGAGATATGGTGCATGTATCTGATGTTGTTAGTGCAAATATCTTTGCAATGGAGTATACACAAGATTTTTGTGGACAAAACTTTGATGTCGGCACCGGTAGCAATATTTCGTTAAATGAAATTAAACAAATAATTCAAAATCATTTTCCTGATTTAAAATTTGATTATGTTGAGAATAGAAAAGGCGATGTTATGTTAACCAAGGCAGATATTGGTCCTTTAAGAGATCTTGGGTGGAAAGCTAAAGTTGGAATCCAAGCAGGAATAAACAATTGTTTTGAGGAGTTGAAAGGTGGACAATAATACTATTGGGGTAATCGGACAAGGTTTTGTCGGCACGGCGATACGAGAAGGCTTTAAAAATTTTGTTAATATTGAAACTTATGATAAATTTAAACAATCAACTTGCAACTCTTTAGAAGAATTAAGCGAAAAAGCAGAAATAATATTTGTTTGTTTGCCAACACCGATGAGAAAAAATGGAGAATGTGATTTATCAATAGTTTCAAACACAATCTATAAATTAAATTCTTTTAACAATAACAATATTGCTGTTATAAAGTCAACCGTTTTACCCGGAACAACAGAAAAATTTAACAAGGAGTGCCAAAACTTACAAGTTATTTTTAACCCTGAGTTTCTAACGGAGGCAAACTTTATTGATGATTTTAAAAATCAAAATAGAGTTATCATCGGAGGCCCAAGACCAGGAACAACAAAAGTGAAAAATCTCTATAGAAAATGCTATCCATCAGCATCTATTATAAAGACTGGTTCAAACACTGCAGAAATGGTAAAGTATTTTACTAACTGCTTTTTGGCCACAAAAGTTAGTTTTTCTAATGAAATTAGACAAATATGTGAAAAAATTAACGTAGATTATGATAAAGTAGTAGAGTATGGTCTTTACGATCAAAGAATAGGGAGAACTCATTTTAGCTCCCCAGGTCCAGACGGTAAGTTCGGCTTTGGAGGTTCTTGTTTTCCAAAAGATGTTAACGCTCTAATCAGCTTTGCTGAAAAAGTTGATGTAAACCCGATGGTATTAAAATCTACTTGGGGTAAAAATTTAGAGGTTAGACCCGAACGAGATTGGGAACAACTTAAAGGTCGCGCAATTAGCGAAGAATAAGGAGAAAATATGACTGAAATACAACACACAAACCTATCGAAACAGGCCATCGGTGCACTTATGATGGCATTACAAAAATCTTTATTAGAACAATCTGATATTGTACCTGTTTTAGAGGGGTTTAAGATGACTAGTTCACCAGAGGGTTTGGTTGTACTGAACCCGCCATTGGTTAAACTTAATGAAGAAACAACAGCTGACTGGGATGTTGTTTGCGATCAACCAGAATAAGGAGATAAAAATTGCCGATATATGTTTATCAGTGTGGAGATTGTTTAGGGGAGTGGAAAGAAAATCACTTAATGTCTGAGACAATAGAAGAATGCCCATGGTGTTCTTCAAGAAACATTGGACGGAAGCCTAGTAACTTCTCATATAATACTAATAAACAAACAAAAAAGAAAAAAACTGGTGATTTAACTAAAGAGTTTATTGAAAGCTCTAAAGAGGACCTTAAAAACCAAATAAAGGAACTAGATAATAGCAGATGACACAACTTTTCTTGGCTCTTTCAATTATTCTTAACTTTGTTTTTATTTGGTATGTTATTCAACTTTTAAAAAGATTCTTAACTTTTCAAGATGAATTAGATACTTTTAGTGAAACATTAGAAGAATATAGAGATCACATTGACATTGTTAATGGACTTGAGCGCTTTTATGGAGATGAAACTTTAGCAAATTTGCTTCGTCACTCAAAGGCACTTGTTGAGGAATGCCAAAGTTTTCAACGTGTCTTAAGACAAGAGGAAGAATATGCCGAGGAAGAGAACTAAAAACCATTATTTTAGAAAAGAACATCAAGATGCAATAGTAGAATATTGTCAAACACAAGATCCCAAACGACGCAATGATCTTTATAAAGAGTTTATTGGCCCAGTTTTTGATGAAATGGTAGATAAAATTGTTTATACTTATAAATTTACATCTCTTCCTAACATTGATTCTCTTAAAGATGATTGTAAAAATTGGCTTATAACAGTTCTTAATAACTTTGATCCGGACAAAGGGTCAAAAGCATTTACTTACTTTAGCGTTGTTTCAAAAAATTGGTTTATCGCTGAAGTAAAAAAGACATCAAAAAAAGCAAAAAGAGAAACCCACCTAGAAGAGTACTTTCTAACCCACTCTGATACATCAAACACACCTTCAATACAGCAGCTAGTTGTTCGTAATACCTACATTGAAGACCGCAACAAACACGAATTCTTTTTGCACCTTAGCAAAGAAATAGAATCTTGGAAAAAAATGCCTCTTAGAGAAAACGAAGTTAAAACTATTCAAGCTATTGAAATTCTTTTCAATGAGGCTAATAACATAGAAATTTTTAACAAAAAAGCTATTTACTTGTATATTAGAGAAATTACCGGGCTAAATACCAAGCAAGTTGTAAGCTCTCTTAATAAAGTAAGAAAACGTTATGCGGAGTTTAAAAAGGGATGGGACGATCAATAAAAGATTTAGAAAATTATATTCAAGAAGCAATTGCGAATATTAGAGATGATAGAGATATTACCTCTACCTTGCTAACACAAGTTTTTGCAGAAATCACTAACGGGCAAGAAACTCACAAAGACTTGGGTTTTATTGCAGCTAAATATGTGGAAACCTTACAGCGATCTAATGAACAATTGGTAAAACTTACGTCCATTATGGCTAAGAAAGCCGATACTAGTGTTGAACTATCGGAAGAGGACAAAAAGTCGCTTTTTGATGTAATTCAAGGAGAAAAATAATGTCTTTTGATCCATTTGCCGAGTTTAGTGATGCCCCAAACCCAGCATTAATAGAACCATCAGATAATGAAGTGGTTGAAATTAATTTACTTAAAACCGCAGAAGATCAATTATTTGAAGCGATTGAAAGAACATACACTAAAGATAAACTTAGCAAACAACAAAATTTTAACGCTGTGGTGTTAGTTCACTTTATACAAACTCAACAAGATATCGTTAGAAACGAATTTAGAGTAAAAGCAAGAATACCAGAATTACATAATTTAATCCCTGTACCGCTAGGCGCGAACGACATGGCATCTATAGTAATGCATCCTACTTTTACAGGCCCAATGAGTATATTAAAAAGCGCAGGAGACATACTCTTAGCAGGAACAAAAATTACTGTAACTTTTGGAAATATAGACAATTTTACTGAGCCGAAAATCGTCGCTGTTCGACACAATCCGTAATAAAATTGATAGTCGATATAGTTTAAAGGAAACAATATGAGTAACTTTGTACATAAACCATTTGATCCAGTATCAGAACCAATCAACACAAGTTCTCAATCTCAATTTGATTCTGGTCACGCTATTGACTTTATAGCCACCTATTCTGACAAAGTTAATGAGATAAAAAAAGATTTAGCTGCACAAGAAAGTATACTGTCTGCTGGCACAAACGATCCTAATTCCACTGATCCCCCTTTTGATAAGAAGCAAAAAAGAAAAATCCAGAGAAAGATTAGAAAGTTAAAAAAACAAATCAATAAACTTTCCAATGCATACGATGTTAAAAATCCAACTGATTATTTTAGAATGTCTAGAGCACAATACGATAAATTTATAAAAGACGTAGAAAAATCTTTTCCAATCGGCTTAAAAAGAAAATATATGGTTGATGAAGGTCTGTTAAAGTACAACGATAAAGGACAGCCACTCCCAGTGCCTGATAATCTGCGCGGTGGAAAAATTGACCCACGAGGCGGCGGCACAGGTTATAAAAGAGGAGGCAAGCCTGAAATACAAAAACACATTAGAAAGAATTTTACTGAAGAAGAATTTATTTTAGCAAAGAAACATTTTGCTAGATTGCAAGCTGCGTTTTGTGAGGTTGTTACAAGATATTGGCAATTAAGTCCACACATTAGTAATCCTAAAGTTGTGGTTACTTCTTATTCTCGCGGATATCCCGGACAAAGCCCAGATAAAGGTAATCATGGTTACGGTATTGCTTCTGATTCGATGGTGGAATGCACTTACAATGGAAGAAAATATATTATACCAGTCCTACAATATCACAATTCCATAGCGCTGCTTGTTAATGAGGGTAGGCTCCCTCGTGCTAAACTTGGGATGTATCTCAATTTATCGACTAATGTGGCAGCCACAGGGGATGAAACTGGACAGACTGCATCATGTATACCGCGACCAAGATCTACTAAGCCTGTAGGTATTACTGGTCCAAGACTTGATCAGGCTGGTAGTACTTCAAAAGGCGGCTGCTGTCCTGGCTCATCAGCGAACGTGCATTATGATTTTGAAGGTTATTTTGGCGTAGCCACCGTGCTCGGCCGCAAAAAACAAGGAAACCAGAAACGAGGTATATTTTATCTTGATATGGATTTAAATGGTGATGGCTCAGACGACCTATGCAGCGGAAGAACCGTAAAGGAAAGTAAACACAATGTTGCGCCAAAGAAAGGTTACGTTGCACGAGGAATAACTACGTCCAGCAATAAAGGCACACCATATTCTGGCTGGCGCGTTGATCTGGCTTTGAGAACACTTAAAAGCAAAAATTTTAATAGAAAAGGCGTTGATGAGTTGGCAAATGTTGCAAATTACATTGGAAGATCAAAGGCACTTTTTCAGAAAAGAAAACCAAAGATTGCAAACAGTAAGAAAAGGGTTCGTCAAATGCCTTTTGATAATTTTCTTCATGAAGTCGACGAGAGGGTCCCAAACATACTGCAGGTTTTAGGAGTAGAGGGCGAAGATATTGTAAAGGAATTGGGATTAGATAAATGAGATTTTTACAAGCTTTTGCGTCACAATTAGATGGTGGGCAGCCTTCTTTAACAATATCTACACTAAAGATATTAAAGGGCGAATATAGTAAAACTGAAAAAGTTTACACGATACCTAAAGACAGCGCAGAGCTTGAAACATCAGCAGATGTTTATTTTAATGATCCTGATCCGATACTTAATACAACCAAAGATGAATATAATGCAAATATAGTTTTTTACTTTTTAAATATAGATAAAAGCAAAATAGATTACGAAAAGGTTAATTTATATTTTCGCAAAGAACTTGCAAATCTCACTTCGCAAGAAAATACAAGTGTTATAGATGTTATTTTAAGTCAAAATGCAAATGCATTAGAAAACGAAATCGATGCCATTGTTGCTGAACAACAAAAAGATCTAGAAAAATATGAGTCGGCCGCCCCAGAGGGTTTTCTCGATAGTCTAGATGAACAGCTTTCTGGAGGGGAGCATGGCGCCACTGATGAAAACGAAGATGAAATTGAAGACGAGATAGAGATTGATAGTTATGAATCAATCGCATCTGGAGTTTCTATAGCGGGTAATCTAGAGGCAAATTTAGGTCTTGTTGGTAATCAGCCGAGTCAAATTGGTTATAATGAAAGTCAGATAAATTCAGGACCTGCATCGATTAATCAAGGTGCATCGCCTGGTGATATGCCGGCAATAAATAAGCCAAAGTCTTTGAATAAAGTTCCAGCTTTCGATTTGTCTGGTCTATCCGCAGAAGATCAAAGAATATATGAGACAGCCGAAGAGCTTAAGCTGGGATATCTTAATGGCATCGGTGGCGGTCGCCTTATTGAACCAGTGCCCCCTTTGGATGCAAAGCCTGGAGATGCTGTATTGCAAAGTAAAAATAACTCTGGTATCATCGCAACGAGAGATGAATTTTATAAATTAAGAGGGCATACCAAATCCGGCGCCGTATATATGTTTGCTGGTAGATCACCCGACAATATTATAATGGAACAACTACCAGAAGGACAGGCCGGCCCTCCAGCACCAGTTGTGAAGCCAAATGATTTAATTGGAGATGCTGCATATGTTTACCTATCTCAAAAGTCCGATGTTGATAACTTATTAAGGGTTGCCGGCGGAACGTATTCAAAAGTTATAAGCAAAATTAAAGAGTTTAGTCCAACTGAAACAAGACAGGGAATATCAGTCGCGGCAGTAAAAGCTGACGATGTAGTTCTTATGTCTAGAACGTCTGGTATAAGATTGATCACAGGAACGGATAAAACAAATTCTAGAGGTGGAGAACAATATTCTAAGTTTGGAATTGATTTAATCGCTGGTAATGAAGATCAAGATTTGCAACCACTGGTAAAAGGAGATAATCTAACAACTTACTTAGAGGGATTGTCTAAAAGTGTAGGCGAAGTCTCAGCTATTCTGTTAGATTTTCTTCAATCACAATTTAAATTTAACGCTGCTTTAGCCCAACACACACACTATGACCCGTTTGCTATTTTGATTGGTTTTATGTCTACGAATGGCACTAATCCTTTAGCTCTTGGTGGAGGGAAAAATTACACTTCTCCTGAAGTTGTAAACGCTGGCAGAGACGCCATGCTGAACAACATGATACAAACGACAGGTTGTAAAGCTGCTGGTCAAAACAGAATAAATAATGATACTGCTGCTTTTAGTAAATTGGGATCATATAAAATATTAAGCGAGAAAAACAGAACAAACTAATTATTTTAATCACTTAAAAGGCAACAATGAGCAACATAATAATAGAACCAAAACAAAAACAAAAAGAGCTAATCAAAGAGTTTCAAGCCGGAAAATTAGCCAAAAAATATTATAACAAATTAATTTTTTACAAAACTAATGGCGGTTTTCGCAATACATGTAATTTTTTTGGTGAAAACATTGCGCCTGGTTCCCTTGGCGTTCTCGAAAACAAGTTTTTAAAAGACTTTCTCGATAAAAATAAAATAGTGTATGTCGACAATAACCCACCAGATGGTCAAGAACCCCGAGATTTCTTTACAACTGACGGTCTTAAGGGCGACCCCATAAATGGCCCGGGAGCAACGTTTTACTTTTTTATGAGAGGAGACGTACTTCAATCGATGAACCCAGGTCTCCTTTCTACAAAAACAGCTTCAAAGTTGAATTCTCCGGGCACTACTGTCGCCGGCAACTTACCCAAGGGTATATCTACTTCTAATATTTCTATTGTTTCCGGGCTAACGGGGGTCGACAAAAGATTTGTTGTATATAAAATAGCTGATTTAAAATTAATGTCGTATGTCGCATCTCGCGTCATGCAGCTACTAAAACAAAAAATTGACTATTATAATATAACGCTTGATAGACCAATTAACTTAAATTATTTAGCTACGCAAATAAGATCTTTAAACGATGCTGTTGTTGGAATAGTTAATGACTATACAACTTCTGGTGGGAAGGTGAATGCAGATATTGTAAATGACTATGTAAAAATTGAATTTTCTTTAGATGACTATAAATTTGAAAAAATTTTTCTATCTAAGCGTGCCGATGCAGCTGCGGGCTCTGGGGGCCTAGCGCAATTACCGGCCGATCGCCCAGGAAGTCTATCGGTTCTTCTTGTGGATTCAACGACAAGCACTCCCTCTTACTTTAACGACAGTACATTAAACTCATTAGTGTTTAATCTGTCCAAAATATATAACAGGTATAATCTCAACTTTCAGCTAAATGAGAAAGCCACTGCCCCACAAGGCGGCCCAGTTAATTCAAGTGTCTTTGTCAATGCTGATGAAACGAAAATGTTTTTGAATAAATACTTGTTTCCCAGAAGTAGCATAGTTGTCAATGAAGTCACACAGGCATTAATAGAAAGCTTTATTTTAGGAGATGTTAGATTACTAGATGATGAATATTATAAAAATTATTTCCCAACAGGTGAAAGATTTAATGACGCATTTAAAGACCAAATGCAACAAGAAATGTCTAAGCAATATGAAGCTATCGGAGATTTACTTGGTGACTCTTTTATTGCAGGAAAATTTCAAGAAATTAATAGCGTAGAAGACTACTATGAACAGCTTTTGAATTATATCGATGTCGACTCATTAATATCTTTATCGGTAAAATGTCTTTTAAAATTAATTCCTGTAGATGAATTATTAGATATCATATGTAAAGATATTTTGAAAGCATTCGATGATCACAAAGAGGCAATAGTTCAAGGCTTAGAAGAAATGGACGATGGAATCGCCAAAGATTTAGCAAAAGAATTGGGTGATATCTACTTCAACAAAATATTAGATCCACAAGTAAAGTGGGGCGAAGATATAATATCAAGATCAATACAAAATACGACAGATATTTTAAAAGATGCAGATCAAAGCTATTCTTGGACGACGGGTCCGCTGATGAAAAGCTTTATAAGTAGAATGTTAATTTCATACGAAGCAGTGATTGATGCTGTAGGTGCGTCATCAGGGTTAAGCCCAGCACAACTTAATGATCAATTAGGAAAGTCTTTAGAAAGTACTTTTGGGAGAAGTACAATTGATGACAGAATTAAAAGCTTAATAGATAGAAGAGATAAACTTGTAGACAATCAAAATGTACAAAATGATAAAAATAAAGTATTTACAGACATTCCTGGCCAAACGCCGCCAGAAAATTTAGTAAATCTAGATAAATATTATAATACACAAATTGGATCTTTAACCTCACAAATAAGTAGTCTAACGGCTGCAAAGAACAACGGAGAGGATCAAGCATTTATATATCGTTCATTAATGGAGGATATTATACCTAGATTAATTATTGTTTGTCCGCATTTAACACAAGCTGAAAAGGCAGAAGTCAAGAGCAGTTATGCTGCTAATCAATTATTTGGCTCGCTTGGCTCACCCGGAACATTAGCTGGTAATGAATCGATTGCAGAAACCATAAATAATCTTAATAACATTAGTGGACAAATATACAGCAATTTAAAATCTGGTGTTGCAGTTCCGCAAGATTATTTAAACTCTGACGGGACAGCATTTCTTTTTCCTGAAAATTACATGGCTCAAGATCTTCAAAGCCGAAAAAATATATTTGACATAAATTTAATCAAGTTTAAGCAAATAATTGCCACATTAGAAGAGCTGCAAAAGCGAGATACTTCGCCATGGATTACTCTTAAAAAGTTTGAAGAATTTGGAGTAGAGACTTTTGACGAATATATTAATGAAATATTTAGCGCCGAAGACGGAACAAAAAGATACTATCTGTGTTTAGCTATTTACGGCACCGTACCAGCAGTTATATATTTTATATATCAGCTTTTTAGAGATGCCAAGGAGGTTGGAGAGTTTTTTGAAGATAATGCAGCTTCTGTAGGTAAAGCGTTTAAAAGAAAAATGCAAATGTTCTTAAGAACAGATTATCCTGTAAGAGACATTTTTGAAGAATTGTTAGAACAATTTAAACAGATAGGTTTAAATTTGGCAAGGGATTTGATTTTAAGTGGCATATTCTACACTATAGGTAAAATTACAGAATTTTGTTCCGAAGAAGAGCTTGTAAATACACCATTTGACCCATTCGGTGCAATCGATTTATCTAATTTTATAATCGACTCAAAGTCAAAAACTGGCGGAAAAATCGGCTCCATTGATAATAGTAAATCCTATAAAGAAGCCAAAAAAATTGACGATACTATAACACCTGATATATATAAGCAAATTCTGGATCTTATATCTGCTAATTTTTCCATTAGACAGATTTGTTCAATGATAGATCAAACAGCCGGTCCAAGATTATACGAAGCAGCAATTGGATTGATAAGTGAGTTAAGTTTTCTTCAAGACACAGATTTTTTAGCATACTATGGAAATATTCAAGGTATAAAAGAACTTTTTTCATTCATAAACAAAGATTTTGATTTTTCTTTTTGTGCAGAAGCGGCAAAAGATTTTAATGATCAAAAATCAAAATTATTTGAAATATGTATGGGTTTAGATGAAACAACACTAGCAGATGTGTTTAGCAATGGAATTGACCCCGATGGTGTAAAAGATGCTCTAGCTGCAAACAAAGCGCTTAAAACTCTTATATTAGGAAATCTTATACCTGATATCAATAATCTTTTTAAAGAAAATAGACCTTTAGATCCGTGTGAGGATGGTAGCGCTAAATTAACTGAATTGGAGATAAGTAATGCTAAAATTTTAGCAGACTCTGTTTTTGGAAATTTAGATACATTATTTGAAGGTGATATATCTAACTATAAAATTATTTTTGAAGATATTGAAAAAGGAATAGATGGATTTAGAGATGTCCAACCCGGAACTTTTGTATCGACAGAGCAATTTATTGAAGACAACCTTGACAGTTTAACAGAAATTCAAAAAAGTCGAAATATTGTCGGTTCAAAAGTATATACATCTTATTTAGAGGCATTCAACAATAATCAAATAAGATTTCAAGGTCAAAGCGCTCTCACCGGCCCGGGCCTCGTTTTTAATTTTGAAAGTGAACCTGACAATTTTAATATAAAAAGGGGTATTAATTTTGTTTATTCTTCTGCTGGAAATATTACTGATTTTGCGTATCATATTCAAAACGTCGATGAGGACGCCACCGAAGAAGCAGACGCCGGCGGCTCCGTCTTCACTTTAGCAAGTTATAAAGAAAATCAATATTTTGAATCTGGAGAAACAGCCCAGGAGATTTTATTTAAATACGATACAGGTGTAATTAATCAACCAAAATACAATGAGATTGTTAAACAAAAAGTTTGTGAGCTTTCTTTAAAAAATGATTTTTATTCTAAAATTATAAATGGAATGTTTTTTGATTTAGCTTTAGATACTTTTAAATTAGGATTATACGAGAGAGAAAATTGGGAAAAACTTAATCTTAATAAAAACATCAATTCAATTACAAGTGCCGGCGGCACAGAGTCTACATGCTTTTTAGGCTTTATGAATAAAAGTGCGTTTATAGATCAGGTTGTAAAGCTTTCTCAAAGACTAGTCTGCTTGTCTCCGAATTCAGCAACAGAAACTCCTATAAATGTTGCAGTTGTAAAAGTAGCTACTGACGCTTTTATTAGAAGTATTACAATAAAAGAATTCTTAAAATCAATTTTTGTTTTTAGTGTGTTCCCCCGCGGCTTTGGATTTTTTAATTCTAATGTCCCAAAAAGTATTTATGAACAAATTTTAAGATCTGAAATAATAAACTCTTTAAATCAAAGATTTGAATCAGATTATTATAAATTTGAAGATTTTTATGATCAAATTTTAAAAAAGTTTATAACTGAAATTACAAGAATTTTATTTCAGAATGAAGCACTAACAGATGAATTTGCATTGCAATTTGAAATTGACTCACAGATAGCATTTATTAAAAGTGAATTTTCTTCTTTATTTGCAAACACTTTTAGTGAAGAAGAAATTCTTTTTGATAAATCAGAATATCAACTCTTAGCCGAAAACGCATCTGAGGCTAGCTCAGAATTTGAAATTATCAGTGATGAAGCAGCGCCACCACCGATTAAAAAAGCAGATAGAATAGATCAAGTTGATGCTTTAATAAACGATTATCTTCCAATAAATGATGGTAAAACGAAAATTTCTTTTAAAGGAAATATTAGCACTTATCCTTTGGCCGTAGTTGGCGAACAAAATTCTTTTAATTACTTTTTAGCCGCCGCATCGGATTTAGCTCCGGAGCTTAATTATAATTTTACAGCCACGGATAAACAACCGGGAATAGAAACAATACCTAAAGATGGTTTAATTTTAGAAAAATATATTGAAATTAAGCCAAAAACAAATTTCTTTTCCGACCCACAGTTAAAACAACTCATTGAAACGTTTTTGTTGTTCTTAGGTAAATATGTTGAACCCGGTATCGGCACCGACAACTACAAAAAAAAATTAAAAATGTTTTTGTATGATACGAGATTATTTATGTTGTTTCCGCAAATAATTGAGTTTATAGATAACTTAGACAACGAAGACGCCTCTAGTCCAATATTCCAATATACTAATTTAAATCCGGACGTCGGGTTTGATTTAATGTATTGGTTTTTTAAATATAATTTTGAAGATAACTTTTTTGCTAATTTGGATAATCTTAACTGGTATACTTCTTTTTCGAAAAGTTCATTGTTCGGTTTTGTTGACATGTCTGTTTTTGGAAAAACTTATTTAAGCGATGTTGAAAGTTTATTAGGAAGATTTACTTACCCAGTTGATAACGATAGTCTTAATATATTGCAGTCAAAAGATATTTTTGACATTCAAAATGAACTTTTAGATACAGAAACAACAAACCAATTAAATAATCTAACAATTGATACATTATTTATTAATAATCCAAATTCACATTATGTAAACCCAGAATTAAATTCTAGAACAGGAGAATTTTTTCAGCTCATTCGTAATGAAAACATATTCATGCAAGATCTAAAAGCACTCCTCGAAGGTAGCTTACTGGAACAAAAACCACTATTTAATATTTCAACAACAATTGACAATGTTATATATGTTAAAGGCAGAAACTTCTTTCAGTGGTTATATTCTCAAAAGATTTCTGATATTTACGAATTTAATACTGTAACCAGAATAGAAACAAAAATAGCTGATCTTACTGGTCAAATATCTGCCGAATTTTATAATTCTGTATTTGAAAACACTGCTCCAACTCCTCTTCTTGGGCCATTAACTGCTTATACAAAACAAAAAACACTCATAGAAGAAAAAATTGGACATGAAAGAAAATCAAGCACCCTTCAACTTCCCTTCTTTGAATTGAAACAACCAATTAAGCAGGAACTGACCTGGTTTGACTTTTTTATAAAAATTGACAAAGCAGGGTATTATTTTGATGAAAATTTTTATAACATCGATGGTCTTGATGCTAGTGTGATACTAAACACGAATAACATTAATGAATTTGTATTTTCAAATAATAAAAATGATATATATAGTTATTTTTATAAACTTAAAAGCTATTCAAATTTTTCTAAAAGCTCTGTTAATACGATAGAGAAAGTCTCTTATCTTAATAATATTTGGTGGAATGTTGGCAAATCACTGGATGACCCTTTTGCGGGCAGTGAGTTTCTTTCTTTAACCGATATTCTTGATGCTTTATTTATTGATGGTCATCAAAATAAAGAATTAATTTCGAATGCTTTAACGGAAGCATCTTTAAAATCTTTTCAATCTATAGCGGATCAATTTATTGGTGAACCAAGCTTTGGGTCGTTGGGTACGGTGACTGATGACAATGATTTAGGCCCTATAAGCTCTCAAAATCAAATAAAATATCCTTTATTTCTAAGTAAAAATATTCCTGAATCAAATCAATTCTTGACTAGGCAAGAATACAATATTTTAGTCAAGGCGCACCTACAAAAGATTTTTGATGTATCTGGAGAAGCAGCTGGATCATCATTTTTGGATAATGGCGATTGGGCCACAGGAATAAGACCTTACATACAATTAAAGTGGGAATATAATTTCGGTTGGGCAGAGTACAATGACGATGACGTAGAAAAAATAGGCTATAAGCTAAATGAAAAGTTTAAACCTGCTAAATTTGAGGATCAATTTGTATTTCCTTATTCCGATCCTTTACCTTATAGTCCTACTGGTCCAAATAGAAAATATGCCATGGATGGCACTATTCTGGGTGATGGCTACTCATTCGGCGCCGGTGATCCAGAAAACCATTTAGGTTATCGAAAAGCCCTGGTCGAATCTATACCAGGTGTAGGTGGGCTTTCTGAGTTTTACTTTCTTCAATTTCCAATTAAATATCGTGCAATACGCGGTGGATTGGCTGTTAATAAAGACTTGGTTCCTGTTTTTATAGATAATAAGATGAATATTTTTGATTTGTTTATCATAATGTTGTATGCCGGCCAAGAAAATAGAGAAACATTTGAAAAACTTTTAAAATCTGTTTTCCTTAAAGAGCAAACAACTATAATCTCTTTGCTACATAAAATATTTGTTGAGACCAATTATCCCAAAATGGAAACAAATTTTAATCCATCAATTAAAAATTCTCTTAATATTTTATTGTCAGCAGCTGCCGCTGCAAATGGCGATATCTATCATCCTACCCGCGCTAAAGACGTTGTAACATTAGATGAAATTGGTGAGGCCGCAGGGCAAATAGGCTTGGGTCTTTTAAAGGGATTTTTATCAGCGTTTGCAAACATAGTCGATCCGACTTGGCAAACGCCATGGTTGCTTCCTGGTCCACTGACACCGTTCGGCATCGCTGCTAAATTAATAAATCAAGATAAAGATGGTGATGAACAAGGGCCTGTAGAAGAACAAAAACAACCACCTTTAGCACCTTGTCTTGATAAGATTGGACAACAAAGTAAATTCTTTGAAAATTATTTACAACAATATCAAGGATCGGAATCGGGTGCTGTCAACTTAGATTTGATCAACCAAATTGTACAAAGTAGTAACTTTGGTGGTAATGAAACTAATATTATTTCTCCTGACTTGATTAACACACTGATTAACTCTTACCAATCAGGTAATGAAGATGAAGAGGATAGTTAATAAAATATTTGACTTATCTAATTACTCTTAAGAGGGTTTTAAATGGCTTTTGGAATATCACCGGTTATACCATTACAAAGAGATGATACTGACGGTTTTTACTCTTTGACAAAAACTTTAGCGCAAAACATACAACAAAACTTTAAAAATCTAGTTTTGACGGCGCCTGGTGAAAGAGTTATGATACCAGATTTTGGAGTTGGATTAAGAAACTATTTGTTTGAGAGCAATGAATTATCCACACAATCAGAAATTGCCGAAAAGATAAATGAGCAGGTGAACACATATATGCCTTTTATCAACATAGATGACCTGGAGTTTCATGGAGACAGTGAGCAAATTTTAGCCGTGAGAATTTTTTATTCCGTGCCTTCTGTTAGTTTAAGCAATTTAACTTTAAGCATAGAATTATAAGGAAAACACAAGGATGCCTGAGATAAAAAAACCGATAATTAATTATTCTTCTAGAGATTTTGCTAGCATTAAAAGAGATTTAATAAACTACGCTCAAAAATACTACCCGGAAACTTTTAGAGATTTTAATGAAGCATCTTTTGGCTCTTTGCTTTTAGATATGGTAGCCTATGTTGGCGATATAGTATCATTTTATACTGATTACCAAGCCAACGAAGCATATTTAGAAACTTCATTAGAGTTTTCCAATATATTAAAACTCGTAAAGCAGTATGGATATAAATATAGACCAAATGCATCAGCTTTTGGCGAAGTTAGTTTTTTTGTCACGGTACCCGCCGTTGGTAATGGTGCCGCGCCAGATTATAATTATGCGCCAATATTGAGAAAAAATTCTACATTTTCTTCACAGAATGGAAGCTTGTTTACTTTAATAGAGGATATAGACTTTTCACAAACTGAAGATTCCATTTTAGTTGCCGCATCAAACCCAGCCGGAACATCTCCCACTAGATTTGCTTTAAAAGCAAAAGGCGTGGTAGTTTCAGGCGAATTGCAAAGTAAAACTTTTAATATTGGAGACTACAGAAGATTTCTTAAAATAGATCTTTTTGATAGCAACCTAACAGAAATTGTTTCTGTTTTTGATACCAAGGGAAACAATTATTACGAGGTGGATTATTTAACTCAAGACGTTGTATATGTGCCGGTACTAAATACAAATGATAACAAGAGCTTTGCAAAGAACATATATAAGCCAATATCGGTACCAAGACGATTTACCGCAGAACCGACCCTTTACGGCGCAGAGCTTCAGTTTGGCTATGGAACTGAAGACAATGAAGAGAAGTTTTTAGATCCAACCACTATGGCGCTAGATATATTTGGAAAAGACCACATAACTGAAAAGTCTTTTGACCCAACAGTATTAACAAAAACAACCAAACTTGGGATTGCACCAAGTAACACGGTTTTAACTGTTGTATATAGAAGAAATACATCAGTGTCGGTTAATGCCCCAGTTGATACCATAGTAAACCCTGTCGGTGCTAATTTTTCTTTTATTGATGAAATTTCTCTTAGTCCAGCTGAAATTAGTTTAGTTAGAGATAGTCTAGAATTAACAAACGAAAAACAAATTAATGGTGGATCAAACAGTCAACGTCCAGATATCGATGAAGTAAAGGCAAGAGCAAAAGGCGCATACTCATCACAATATAGAGCAGTAACAAAAGATGATTATATTTCTCTTTGTTATAATATGCCATCAAACTTTGGCCAAATAAAAAGAGCTAATATCATTAGAGATCAAACTAGTTTTAACGGAAAAAATTTAAATTTATATGTTTTGTCACTCAATAGCACAAATCAATTTACGACTACAAATAATATTGTTAAACAAAATTTAAGAAATTGGATTAATCAATATAAAATGATTGGTGACACTGTTGATATATTAGATGGAAGAATAATAAATTTACAAATTGATTTTGAAGTTGTCTCGTTTGCTAATGTTAATAAGTTTGATGTTATTACTGAATGTATCAACACTCTAGCTTTGTTTTATTCAGATCGATATTACGATATTGGAGAGCCTTTTAAAATTACAGATGTTTATAAATTATTGAACAATATACCATCTGTTGTCGACACCAAGTTGGTTACTGTAACACAAAAAGAAGGCTTTGGATACTCTTCGTACTCTGTATCCTATGATGAAATGATTTCAAAGGATGGTAGATATTTAATTGCTCCTGAAAATACTGTTTTTGAAATTAAATTCCCGACTGTTGATATTAATGGGGAAGTGATCTAATGGCAATAAAAAGATATTATGCTACAAAAGACAATACAATTACAAATGCTTTTAAGGCGAATTTACGAACCCGCGGCACTGCTGGAAACATGGGCCAGTCAGACACATTGGAGGTGTTTAGCATATATGCTCAGGCTACAACTTCATCTTCTGAACTGTCACGTATTCTTATTGAATTTGACGTTACTGAAATTAATTCAGATCGCACCGCGAAAAAAATACCGGCCTCCGGTAGCGTTAATTTCTTTTTAAAGATGTATAATGCAGAACATACACAAACAACTCCAAAAAATTATACACTTGTAGTCCAGCCAATATCTCAATCTTGGAATGAAGGTCTTGGTTTAGATATGGAAGAATATTTAGATGAAGATGCATCAAATTATCTCTCTGCTTCAAGTGACACGCCTTGGGCAGACATCACCGGCAAAGCCACCGCGACAATTGAAACCGTGGTGAAAGAGCTGCTGACTGCAGGTACATTTACATTGACTGACGCAGCCGGTACCTCAACAACATATGGGTTTGTAACAGGTGTAAACGTATCGGCAAACACTACAGCATATACTCCTGGTACTACTGTCAATATTGGTATCGACGGCATGGCTGGCGGTGATGCAGGAGCCACCGCAGATCAAATCATTGCACGGATTAATGCCGGCACAAATATTGGTTTCACTGCATCGAAAACAGGCAACAATGTTCTTATTACCCAAAATACTCCTGGCACTGCAGGTAATAAAACGAACGCACAAGACTCAGGTATGGGTGCTTTTGTTGTCAACAACTTCACTAGCGGTTCTAACGTTGAAGGTGGTAGCTATGTTGACAGTGAGGAGTACACCTTCACTCAAGCATTTGACACAGGTTTTGAAAATTTAGAACTAGATGTAAGTCATCTAGTTGAAGATTGGATAAAAGGACCAGCCAGCGCTGGCCTGTCAAATTTTGGCTTTGGTGTACGCCTTACAGGTTCAAATGAAACGGCAAATAATTCATTTTACACTAAAAAGTTTTTTGCAAGAGGTTCACAATTTTTTCATAAGCGCCCGATTATTGAAGCCCGTTGGGATGATAGCAAAAAAGATAATCGAGGAGATTTCTTTTTAAGCTCATCGCTTGTTACCGGTCCAGATAACTTAATGAACCTATATCTTTATAATGTTGTCAAAGGACAATTAAAAGATATTCCTGATTTGGGTGAAAATTCTGGTGTTCAAGTGTTGAATGTAAATATATACAGTGGTTCAACTACCCCTATTGGAAGTCCGCTATCCTTACCAGTCGGCGGGGGTGTTGCCAATGACGCCACTATGATTAACATAACAGCTTCTCACGTAGAAACTGGTATATATTCTTGCTCGTTTGCATACGATTCTGCTAGCATAACAACCATATTTGATGTTTGGCATAGCGGAGGAATTGAATACCACACTGGTTCAGCGATAAAAGTAAAAACGTTTGGCAGTCAAAATTACAATTTTGATCAAAAATATGTTTCTAAAGTCATCAATCTACGTTCTACTTATTCTAAAAATGAAAAGGTTAGATTTAGACTTTATACTCGTCAAAAAGATTGGTCCCCAACTATTTATACAGTAGCGAATAATAAAATAGAAACAAGTATAATTGATAATACTTACTATCGGTTCACTAGAGTAAACGATAATCTAGAAGTTGTTCCTTTTGGGACTGGTTCTATAAACCATACTCGATTGTCTTATGATGCGAGTGGCAGCTACTTTGATTTAGAAATGGACTTGTTTGATACGGACACGGTTTATGAGCTAAGTTTTGCTTATTTAATCAATGGAAGCTATGTTCAGCAACCAGAAAGGTTTAGGTTTAGAGTAGAATAATATGTCCTTAAAAGATTTATTTAAAGAGCAAAAGAACTTAAAATCAGAAGAACCTTTATCAAAGAATGATTTCAAAGGTGAGATTGAATCTTTTGATTATGCAGCTGCAATCAATAAAAGAAATGCAAGATTTGAAGCGATTGAAAATTTTGATAGTCCTGCTTTCTTTGCTCGTTTTGGATTAGCAGAAAAATACTATGAAGATTCAATTAAACGAATTCACGACACCTACCCTTACGATGGATCACTAAAAGAAAAAGTTCTTTGGGAAGTATCCTCTTCTCTTATAGATTTGTACCTTTTTGAAAATGGATATCCAAGAACAACTGGATATGCCAATTTTTTGACGGGAGCCGCTACTGCAGGTGCCGAAGGTGGGTTTTTTCCTCCTGTAAATTATCTGACCGAGGGTTTTGAGTATATATTAGCAAAAGGTGGCCCACACGCCGGATCGGGAAATAGCCTATATTATAACCAAGTTACAGATAATGTTGTTTATCGTAAAGATGCCAACATATATGATTTGGATGATAATAGAGAAAATAATCTTTTAATTGATGGAAATAAAGGTAATACCGTAGAATTTTGGCTTAAGAAAGATGCTTATGTTCCTGACCAAGAATATTTTGAATTTATTGTTGACGCTCATGTAACCGGCACAACACATACTAGTGATAATTACGGTCGTCTGTCGATAGCTCTTGCCACCACTGGCACGGCCGCTAATGTCAACAATCAAGCCTTTTTTGTAAGTTATGCCTCGGGAAGCACAAATAATATAAGATTATATATGGGTTCCCCTACGCTGACGACTTCTTCTATCGCAGATGGAAATTGGCACCATTACGCGATTAGAATGAAAACTGAGGGAAATCAGACACTTTTTGATTTGTTTGTCGACGGAGAATATAACGATTCTTCAACCGGAGTTTTCCCAGTTGGCTATGTCTCCGGCGCAATCGTTTCTACAATTGGCGCGCAAGCAGCAGAATTTTATGATGGTACAGCCGCTCGCGGCGACCGCGGTTGGTCGCCATTTTCAGGCTCAATTGATGAATTTAGATATTGGAAACGATGGAGAACATCAAAACAGATACAAACTCGCTGGTTTGATCAGGTTGGTGGAGGTACAAATACTGACATATCGAATACAGACCTTGGTGTTTACTTTAAATTTAATGAGGGTATCACAGAAAATACATCCGTTGATTCCACTGTTTTAGATTACTCCGGTCGAGTAAGCAATGGTTCTTGGACGGGTTATAATCCTGCAGGATCTAGAGAAATTGGCTCTGCTATATTAGAATCTTCTGCTAGTACAATAGAATTTAAAGATCCAATCGTTTATGATTTCCACCCGGATGTTTTAAGTTATTTGTCTAGAATGTCAAAAAGCGGCAGCATATATGACGACACTAATGCAAATTCTTTAAAATCATATATGCCCGGTTGGATTTTAGAACAAAGTGAAACAGAAAGAGATAATTTAGACGGAAACCAACTGTTAAATCTATTACAAGTTGTTTCAAGTTATTTTGACGAAACTTCAATACTTTTAGAAAAACTACCAGAGTTAAATAATATAAAATATTATAGTGGTGAGGCCACGCCGCCTCCTTTTAACAAGAAGTCTCTTGAGTCTGTTGGTTTTGTCGCACCGGAGATATTTGTTGACGCAACGTTACTGGAAAAGTTTGATAATAGAGATGAAGAAATTAAGTTTGAAAAAAACTTACAAGAAGTAAAAAACATTATTTATCAAAATATATACAATAACTTAAATTATATCTATAAAACAAAAGGTAGTGAAAAGTCATTTAGAAACCTTTTAAGGTGTTTTGGAATTGGTGACAATGTATTAAAAATTAATCTGTATGGCAATGAGACGGTATATAAACTAGAGGACAATCTCAGATTAATTACGAAAAAGAAAAACTATGCTAATTTTAACAAAATAGGCAACAATGATGCGTCAATCTTCCAATATAAAATTGATAATGATTCAACGTCTTTTCTTTCAGGAACAGGCGTTACAGATGGAACTTTTGAGGGTGTAGGGTTAGCTTTTACCTTAGAAGCAAACGCGATTTTACCTAATCGAGTGTCTATAGCTGATTATGCTACGGTTAAAGAGAGCTATCAAGGCACGGCAGCCAACTTATATCCGCTTCATAAGCAAACTAGTTTATTTGGTGTACACACCGCCGATCCATATGTTGAAAACGATTTAACATGGGATACAAATGATTATGCCAACTTTCAAGTTTCAATAGTTAAAGACGATAAGTTTTCATCTAATGCATACTTTAAATTAAGCAGCACTACCGGTGGACTTATACCAGAGATGACGTCTTCTATCTTTGACGACGTATATGACGATCAGCTGTGGACGGTTTCTGTTACTGTCGCGCCAACAAAAATAGAGTCAATAAATCAAGTGAGCGGATCCGAAGAGTCCGGCTACACTGTTCGTTTTTATGGTGTAAATCATATAGCTGACTATAAGGCCCAAGAATTTTTAGTCACTGGTACGATCAGTAATGATTCTGGTCGAAAAATATTATCTAGCCCTAAGCGCGTGTTTGTTGGAGCGCATAGAAATAACTTTACTGGAAGTATAGTTGACTTTGCCGATACTAAAATAGAGTCTTGTCGTGCGTGGTATGCTAGTTTACCAACTGGCACTATAGACAATCACAACATAAAACTAGGTAATTTCGGCGCAGAAAGGCCAACACAAAATGCATTTTTATATCAAAATAGCATTAATGATAAGTACGTACCTCAAGCTCATACATTAGCTTTGCTTTGGGACTTTACAAGTGTAACCGGTTCAGATTCAAACGGAGAGTTCGCGGTCGAGGATGTTTCTTCTGGCTCACTTAGTGATAATAGATATGGATGGTTTAGTGGCTTAGTGTCCAGAAGACACACTGCTTCTGGAAGTTTCTTCCTTGCGTCATCAAAAGAGGCCGTTGAGTCTCTAGAACGATCAACATTTCAACCTCAAGTACCTGAAGTTTTAATGGATTCTAATTTAACAAGAATTCTTTCCGAAGATGACGAGTTTTTTAATAGAAATACCAGACCAACAACCTATCATCTTTCAATAGAAAAGAACCTTTTCCAAGATATTTCAGAGGAAATGTTAAACATGTTTGGTTCTGTTGTTTGGTTTAACAATATGATTGGAACTCCGGTAAATGCTTATCGTGGAGAATATAAAGAACTTAAAAAAGCAGCAGATCTTTTCTTTGAAAAGGTTGCAAATGATTACGATTTTGATAAGTACGTAGAATACTTTAAGTTTATTGATTATGCCGTGTCTAGATATTTGGTTAAATTAATACCAATGTCTATGTTAACTTTTGAAGATGGTATATCAACAGTTATTGAAAATTTTGTTTTAGGTGATAGAAGTAAATTTACAAATAAGTATTCCCTTGTAAAAGACGTAAAAAGTGAACCAGATGGGATAATACTTGGAGTTAATGAACTAAGTTACCCATGGAAAGAGGGTCATGCACCAATAACAAATGACGAAGCTGATAATTGCACTTGGTTTAAAGAGAGATCAGAGCGAGCAAACCCAATAATATCTTCTGGTGATTCCAATGTTGACATAAATCGACAAACTCAATTAGATTCCATTGTTAACGAAACAAATGCGACAGCTCCAACGCTTTACAACGTTAAAACATCTGAGACGTATCAAGGGTCAACATATGTCACTAGAAGACTAGCTAGACCATATAAGGTAAAGGGTATAAACCAGCCAGACATTCATGGTGGTGGAAACGCCTATCAGAATAAAAAAGTTGGTTTTTGGGATTCTATAAGAAAGCGACCAACACAATCCACACCAGGAGAGGGAGGATTAATTTCTATTGAACCTCCTGATTCAAAGCTTGAATCTTTTAAAGATTGCGACGATAATTTAGAATTAAATAGGGGCAAAAGAAAATACAAATTTTCAGTTGCTTCGGTTATTGATGGGGGTGATGATTTTAGTAATGTTTTTAAAGGTGATTTGGTGTTTCCATTTGGACTGTATAGCTCTTCTATCAAAAACGAAGCTGCTATGGCCCCGATTGCAGACTTTCAAATCAACTTAGCCATCACAAACTTACACCATGATAGTTATGGTCCTTTTGGCGATGTTCCGATGCAAGGTCCGTTTACAGAAAAATATGTCGGTGGTCGAGCATATCGTCACGTAATGACAAATTTTACCCCTGATAATGATCCTCCTGATAGCGAAGGTGAGAGACTAGAGGGCTGGCGCATAACTGGATCTGCAGAAGGGATAGATTTGCTTAATATCGCACCGGAAAATCCAAAGTCTGTGTATTTCCGTGAAGAGTATGCAAAACGCCCGGTAAACATTAAAAATATTAAACAATTAACAGCTCCTGTTGAAACAGAAGACCAAGCGACTGACGCAAACGGCGTTACAAAAATAGGTAATTATTCAGAGACTTATGAAATTGTTATGACTAATGGCCGCTCATTAAACAATCGTTATCTAGTAGAGTCTGAGGGAAATTTGCCAACTGAGATAAGTTCTCGCGACTCGGCTTTTGTCTCTGGTGTTATTGATTTTCCTTTGGTAAGAAGAGACTTGACTGGATCTAATAAAGCAATTATTGTAAATCGCTTCTCTGCACCAGGTGATGTTAGCACTATGACAGAGGGTATGTTAGACATCGCAGCTGCAGAATTTAGTGTGTATAATGCGATGCCATTTAGAAATTTACCTGTTCGAACTGTTCTAAATGAATTATATTCTGATCATTCTAATCAATTTGGTTTCTTTAGTGATCAATTTACAGTCGCTGCTTATGATGAAGCCGGCTTCGCACCATACCCTGGTGGATTTTCAACTGTGAATTTTGAAGATTATAGCGGTACTGGCTCGTTTCATAAGGTTAATAGAAATGGTCGACCAGCGATTACATTTGGCGAGTCGCTTGGCCGGCGCCGAGATGATCCTTTTGAGCAAACAGTTAAATATGATAACTTTCACGTACAACATGCTATTCCACAAACAGATGTACAGTATGCTTGGATTACAGCCAGCTTAATACAAAATTATACTGGTTCTGCTTTATTTGATTATGAGAAAAAAGACACTAGCAGGGGTGATTTTGCTTCTTCTGATTTAGTATTTGTAAGTTCTAGTGATGTCGGTGGTCAAATAGTTCCAAATCAAACTAACATACGATTTCCTACTACCAAAGAAGCAGCAACAACCACTTTCTATGAAATTGATTTTGTAGGGTTGAACACAATCGTGCGAGACGAATTCGATCCGGATAATAACATCGTCGGCCAACAGCTACTGTTAAGCTTAGGATTAACCCCGGACCCATTTGGCATATTTTATGGCGGTTATAACAATGACATTGTTGGTTCTTTAATAAATACAGTGTTTAATCCCGCGCTAACACCATATTTAAACTCTATACTCCTAAACCGTCAGGGTCCATATGGCGGGGCAAACTGGAAGCTTTACAGAAAAGATAATCATCCAATTGTAAGACATCAAAAAAATCATAATCAAATTGGATATTTAGAGCGAGTTATTGGTGTAAAAGATCCTGAGCGTCCACCTTCATTAGTTAAAAACTTTACTGAGCCACCTGTAACATCGAAATATAAGCCTCTTATTTATAAATTTAAAACAGGAGAGGAAAGAAGTATTACTGTCGCTTTAAGCAGCTTGGGTAATATTGAAAAACATTTTACAGATCACACAAAAGAGTCTAAACTTTCACGACAATACTCAGGTAGGCATCTAGACAACATCATACCAATTAGACCGGAATTGTTGTTTAACAAAAGTTACTCTCCGTACGCGGCATTTTTAAACTATTTGAATGAAAATAATATTAAAGATATAGCGGAAGTATCATATGCTGAAACAATTTATCCAAAAGGCTTGTATACTTATCTTTCTGGCACTAGGAAAAGACTTAATTTTGTAAATAAGTTTTGGAGAGATACTAGAGAACATAGAACAGAAAATCTTTTGCCCAATTCAAGAGAACAAGGAATATTAACCTCTAGTATTTGGAAACTAGACTCTCACGATGATTTTGCTGAAAACGCTGAGTTTGTTCCATATAAGGGTGGCATGACACAGCAAGATGGCGTAGGCGAATTACAAAATTGTTATTCCTTGTTTCATTATCAAACTGGTAGTGATGTTGTTGCGACCATAAACTATAATAGAAGAATCAAATTAATTTATCAAGACAAGGATGAATTTCCGTCGTCGGCACCAGCAGAGTTACGTGCAAGAGAGGCAGATTTATATTATTTCCCTACATTCGCAACTTTACAAAGTGCTTCTGCTATAGCAAGGTACAGTGCCTCAGTTGGCGACACGTTCTGGGAGGCAACTTCCAGCAATGACCATAAACCGTTTTATGATAACTACGATCAGTACGCTGAAGAAGGGTTTAGAAATTTAAAAGATGGCACAGTCCTCCCAGAGTTTATTATTAGCGATTATATGAGTAGGTTTATAGCTAATGCTAATAATTTACAGTATGACTCTTACAGCCCCGCTGGGTTCTTTGATGTATCCATGAACATGTCAAAAGATCTACAAATACAATTCGGTTTGCTTTCTTTAACAGGTACAGATAATTTTGCAACGACAGAAGAATTTTTAAACAGATATGTGTTTAGTGACTTCTATGATTATTTTAAACTTGTAGAAGAAGATTTCGAAGACCAAAGAGGCGTTGCCGATGTACCTACCGATACCAAGCTTAGAACAACCAAGCATAAACTAACTTGCGAGGCTATATTAAAGTTTTTACCATATGATGGTTTTTATCCATCAGAGAGAACAACACAGCTGGGTAAAATCTTTTTCCAATCTTTAACTGCGGATCTGTTCGGCACTGAAAAAAATGTTAGAACGGCGGCGCAGCCTTTCTTTGCGCCAGGGATATTGTTCAATTCAATTAAGTCTGGCATTGCAGTTGACTACCCAGTTTTTACTAATGAAGGTGGTTTTACTGCCACTCCTAGTCTCTGTTGGGGCCATGCGATAAGTGGTAATTTTGATACAAGAATTCCCTTTGGGGATTTAGTGCAACCAAAAAATATTAGAATTTATGACGCTGAAGTTGACCCAGATTTAGCTTTGGACTCTACTGCGTCTATCGTCAATGTAAAAGATGATCATACTTTTGCTATGAGTAACTTTTTGGCTGAGACGATGAACTTGTTTATTGGCCGCGGCGCAAATCAGCAAGCTATGATTAGATCCAATCAAGATAACGAAGTTGACGCTGAGATAATAATACCAGAAGATGGCACGTACACAATGTATCTCAATTTAATGAACTCTATGAATATTAAAAATGTTGCGGATTATTTGGAACAAGACGCAATAATGCGGGTCTCCCCATACGACTATGTAGTTGGCAATGCTGATATAACTAGTAGTTTGCAAGTAAACACCGCTTCTGTCACAATGTACGATAGAGCTATTACTGGTTTTAATATTGATCCGTTTTTATATGGTTCCTCTTTTGGCCCACCAGTCGAAACTGGTGAATTTGGTAAACAAGACCGTACTAGTGCTTTTAAGATGGGTCCAATTAATAGTGATTTTGGCATTACTGGTTCTGCTTTTGATCCGTTCACGCCGGCCTATTACAATGGGTTTGGCACAGTGCAAATATTTGCTAACTTAAAAGAAGGTGTTACCACCAGAGAGGAAATATTTGCAACTGCCTCATATTCATATAACAGATTACCCACTTTTTCATATCCAACCGTTGGGAACTATGCCACTGCACTCTTGAATGCTTATAAGACAACTAATCACAGATATAAAATGCAGCTTTCTGCATCATTATTCTTGGGGGATGAAAATCCAAATCACGTTTTATATGAAACAAAACAAGAATTTCAAACTGAAGATGGTGCAACAGCAAAAAAACAGCTGGTGGCATTTAAGCCAAGATGGGAATGTCCAGTTTTAGATTTTACAAACGCCTCTCCACAAACTAGTTTTATTTCTGGTAATGTTGCCAAAGGAATGTGGCATCAATACGGCGAAATACCAGAAAGAGATAATGGGATTAAATTGCAGGCCGAAGGACCTAATGGAAAATTTATAACCAATAACAACGTAGCGGCCGATTATCCAGGGCTTAAAGACTTGGCTCGATTGCTAAACATAGATACAACACAATTTAGTAAAGTGGGCAAGCTAAATTCAAGCGGTGATTTAAGTATATCAAATATTGCGGCACCTACGACGCAAAGAGAATTTAGTGAGGCTATTATTGCAATACCTTTCAAATATAATGAGATCATAAATCAAACTGAATTCTACCACATAGATAAAGAACAATTTAATTTAGTTAAAAGTAATCTATACAAGTCTATTGATGACCGTTTTGATCCATTAACAACGCTGAACATAAGAACATTTAATGAAATTAAAGAGAAATCTCCTTCAGTGTTGGATGAAAGTAAAGAGTTATATGATTTGATGTCGCTAATGAGAAAGTATGTAATACCACCTCACTTAGACTTTCTACATAATGATAAGGTGAGCCCATTTGTGATGTTTATGATTGAATATTCTATTAATCTCACACAGAAAGATTTGCAAAATATGTGGCAAAACGTTGAGCCAACTTTTGCTAGGAAAGCGCTGAAAGTTAAAAGCGAAACAAGCTTGCATTTAATGCCTACAACAAAAGCGCAGGGAAGACAGCCGGCGACTGACGTTAAAATTCCATATCACCCTTATTTTGCCCCCAAAAAGGGACTAAACGAATTCTTTGATTCAACTAAAACAAGATGGGCTGTTTTTAAAGTTAAAAAAAGAGCGGCAATGAATTACAACTCTATGGTTGGTAAAATCAATCTTAACGGAACAGAGTATATTAGAAAAGACTTAGGACCACAGCAGGCAAATGACTTTTTATATTCTTACAATTGGCCTTATGACTTTTTCTCTTTAATCGAATTAGCAAAACTAAACTCAATAACTACATTTAATCCTACTTATAATGAAGAGGAATAACAAATTTAATGGAATTTTTTAATAAAAAGCAGGATGTGATAGATGTTCAGTTAACAAGCTACGGAAAGCAGCTTTTATCTAGAGGGCTGTTTAAGCCAGTCTATTATGCTTTTTCAGATGACAATGTGCTTTATGACGGAACTTGGGCGATTGGCTCCGGTAAAGACGATTCACAATCTTACATTGAACAAAGAATTCAAGAAGAAACACCCAGACTTAAAGCTTTACATAGAAAGGTAGGCACAGAGAGAGCCATATTTAACTCATTTGCCGAGACAAACCTTTTAAAAGATTTTAATTCTGGTAAGCCAATTATAATTGACGAAGTTATAGCTGGTGTTCTAGAGACTTCTACGATACAAGAATATGTCGAAGAGGTTCAAAAAATAAAAGTAAAAAACAGCTTTGCTGAATCTGAGAAGCTTTTAGAAAATTTAATTGGTACAAAACCATTTCTAAACAACCTTAGTCCAGCTTTTAACACATTATTTTATCAAGGTGAGATTTCTAGTTCTGCTCCATACTATAAGAAAAAAGATGTTTTTACAAACGTTCCACAAATAAATTGCCAACTTAAAGATGTTGCTTATAGGATGGATGAAAAATACAATCCATTTGAGACACTCTCTCAACCGGTAAACTTTTTTGATGGCCTGGGTAAAAACGCTAGCGCAATCAGTCTAGATGGAGAAGTGCAAAGCGAAGACCAAAGCGGCTTTCATTTTGAAAAAGTTTCTGCCGAAGGTGGTAATTTTTTTGTTATAAAAGATTATTTATTCTTATCGCTAGAGGAGCAAAATGTTGATTTTTTAAATGAAAATTTTATGATAGAAGTTTATGAAGTAACAACAAAAACAAATGAAAACGGTGAAGAGGAAGAAGAACTAGAAAAGATGTATTTTATGGATGAAACTGATGATCTGACCAACTCGTTTGTAATGAAAAGTCCAGACATATCAAAAACTGCGGTCGAGAGTGTTTTTAATATAGAAACAGATGGCCAAATCAATGCTACTTTAGCATGTTATTTAATAGGTAGAGATAAGAGACTTAAATCTCAAAACATTTATATGAGTAACGTTTATGATTGTGACGGTTTTGTAGAAGAGGAAGATATCAGCATTGATCCTTACACCGCATTACCAGAGGTTGAGCCGGGAGAAGTTTGCTGATGTTAAAGGGTCTTACCAGTGCTCCAAAGCCATTTTTAAAAAGTATTATTTTAGAAAGTACTAATAAAAACAATTTTCAAAACAAAAGCCAAGTTGATTTATATTACGATAATCCAGATGAAGACTTGCAATCTGGGCAAGACAGAATAAGAATAACATTGGATTTTTATATTAAAGCGCTTGCAAGTTATTCACCAAATAATTTTACAATAAATGTAAGTTTGAAAAATATCTTAACTCAATCTTCTTTATTTTATATTCCTATATTATCCAAACAGGAGATGACAGATTTTGTAAAATTATCTGAAGCAGAAAAAAAACAATACATTAGTCAAAATGCAACAAAGGCTTTTCACGTTGAATTAAAAAACTTTTTTAATGGAAAAAAAATACAAGATTATATCTCTATAGTCAGCCCAAAATCATTTCAAGATAAGCAACAAAGAATGTTGACAATTCCAGTTCAAAGTGATTTTATTTTACCGTCTACCACTACACCAGACTTTCTAGGATTTATTTATTATTTAGCTGCAGATTTTGGAAATCAATTGGCCGGCTTTGTTGAAAATTCAATTGGATCAGAGATTATTTTTGACAATCAACAGATTGTGACCCGAACGGGATATTTTATTATCGATACAACATTCAAACATAACGGCCAAGAGCAAATACTTTCAAAAACTGAAATACCAACAAACTTAGATTTAATTGATCCAGCCACAGGCGAATCTATATTACCCAACGTGCCAACTGATAGAAATCAACAAGTTAATTATTTATATGGGGCACCCGATGATATTTGGACTGGTCCGATACACTTTCATAAAGAAACAAATCAAAATAGTCCAAATTTTGGAGAGTTTCGAGCCATGGCAGGCGCTCAGCATGACAACACAATACCTCACCCCTTTTTAAGATATATCGTTCGAGGAAATAGTAAAATTATTGATTTTAGAGGTATGAATGCATTTGAGGATTTGTTTTCATATAAGTCATCTATATACGAGGCCATTTTAGCTGCTAGTTCTAATGTTTTATACACTGGACAAAAAAAGAATAAGTTGATTGATGATTTTATAAAAAACAAAGCTATAGTATCTGAACTAAAATATTCTATTAGAACTGGACAGAAAAAAACTCAACTTAGTAGCGGCAGCCAAGTTTTAAGTTCGGAATATAGATCGCCAGCATTATTCTTTTCAATTGATAAAGAAAGTCTTTTGAAATATACAACGAAAGTGCCAAATTTTTTAGATAAAGTGGTGGGCTTAAAATCTTTGGGTATTGAATTATACGATGCAATTATACAAAATATTGATATTATTAGTTTTCAAATTATTAGAATTAATAAAAGAACAAAAACCAGTGACGTGCTAATAATCGCACCAAATGATCAAAAACATATAGTTTTAAGCGAACAAGATAATAATGGCTCAAACATAACTAATCCAATGGTTTTTGTTAATAAAACCTCTAAAACTTTTACGCCGGCTGGCAATGAAAATAATACTACGTGCTTATACGAATTTTTTGACGGTCAAATTGATGCGATAAAAGATAATGGCAAGTATGCTTATAAGATAAAACTAAAGTATAAAGACCCTGTGATGTCTTATTTAAATGATAGATTAGAGCAGCTTAGAACTATAATTGCGAATTTGGACGAGTTGTCTCAAAAAACAAACTTTATGATCCCAGACCCATTAACTGGTAAGTTTGTCGCTATCTATGATAGGTTTCAAAAAGAATTAAATCCAACTTTTGTCCAACAAACTATCAATGGTAGTGTAAATCCACTGGTGCCTTTGTCTTTCTCTTTCGACAAACAAAGTGAATTACCAGATAGTGTGAATTCTGCTTTTCCTATAGTCGACCCGACTGGTGCAAGTTTGCTAGATAGTCTTAGTACATATTTAGTCATAATTAATTCATATTTTTTCACCGGAACTGAGCAAAACTATTTCTCCTTAATAGACAATATCAGAAATTTCATTCGATCATCATTAACTTTATCAGTGACAACACCTGAGTTAATAGAAAAAACTAGATCTTTGTTGGATATAATAAGAGCTAGAACTGAAGATTTGTTAACGTTGTATTCTACCGAACAGGTTGTTAAAAAAAGTTCTGGTTTTACAGACAAAGATTATATTCAATCGACAAATGTTAAAAATAAAAGTGTTTTTGTTGTAGAATATGAACACGAGTTTAAAAATGTTTTAGATTTATCAAAAACAAAAAATGCTTTTGATTGGGTTGAGCCCATGCCGGCTCTGGAGAATATTTCCTCATCCCCCTTAAAGCCTATTTCAGTCGATTCGTACAAGCAACTGGTCAAAGGTAATGAAACGATGAATTATTTAACACTTGAAGGCAAAGACTTGGTTGGAAAAGATAATGATTATAGTTACTCGTTTATGAATATGTTTGCTCCATCTATATTAAAATACGAAAAAACAGATGAAACAAATTTTGACAATAATTACTTGAGAGCGATAAGAAATAAATTAATACAAAACATAACAAATACCCCAAAGTCAGTTTTGATACCAGAGATTTTAGGAACATTTGGCATTAAATTTCCTTTAAAACAAGAGACGGTTACAAATTATCTTCAAGATAAATTAGCTTACGATAAAGATGAAATTCCTTCAAGTGTAATTGGCAATAGCACACAAGGAGTTCTTGATAACTTTGGTTCGCCATTTGTAATATCACTTCCAGAAGCAATGGGGGCTCCAGGCAAATCAGATGCAGAAACTCTAGCTTATGGTTCTGTAGATTCAAAAGATTATGAATGGACCGGTGGCCCATTTGAAGATTATCCATATAATACTGCTATATCTTTAGTAAATTTAATAAATACTAATGTTTACCAAAGAAGAAGCTTAAAATATTTAAATCAAACTTATGCGCAATTAGTTAGTGATGAAATTATTTTAGATACGGAATTTAACACGGCAAACAAAAATGTCCCCCACACAACAAATGTATTTTCAACCGCAAACGTGGCAAATCTTATCCAGCCTTCAGTGGTTAGAAACTATTTGCTTTATTATATCTTTTCTTTAATAACTAAAAATGCTTTATTTGAGCATTATGATACATATTCTTATTACTTAAATATTTTTGCAAAAGTGCATTATTTACATGGGTTTAAACAAAGAGATATTGGTGCATTCGCAAATCGACCGTCAAAGTTTTCATTTTTTACACAAAACAACAATAATTTTATTAAGGCAATGGACTTTAGAGAGCTAACACCTGGGGTATTAAATTCTTTACTCCCAGGTCAACAACTTCTTTGCAAAATAGTGCTGTTTGAGGGTGAAGACATAACACCACTATTTGATGAAAAAGTTATAAATTTATTTAAAGATTTTTATAATTTAAATGAACTGTTTTTGATCGGCGCCCCAACAGATTTATCATTGGTTGATCAACTACTTGACGGAAGAACCCGAGATGCTATTGATGAGTTAAACAATGTAAATCAAAATCCTGCGGTAGCTAGCTCTAATTCTGAATTTAGATTAGAACAAGAAGCAATCCAGGCTGCTGTAGCAGAAGCTAGAACAGCCCGAGCAGTCGAATTACCGGGTACGCCGACCGCGGTTAGTACATCAGGATTTGAAGGGGACGAAGCGATTGGAGTTCCAGCTACACGAGGCGCCCAATTGGATCCAAAAACAGAAATAGAAATAATTAAAAAAGTTATTAAAAATCAACAGGCAGTAAAATCACCTATGACCGGTGTTAAAGAGCAGGTACAGTTACCTAGAACATCACCAACTGGGCCATACTAAAAAGATTAGTTACTAATTAACTATAAGGAATATTAAATTGAATCAATTCTATCTTAATAATAGCTACACACTCCTTTTAGATTCAACACAATTATTGTCTGATAACCAGGGGATTGTTTATTTTAAGCTACCAGGGCTACCAGTTGAAACGTCTCCTCCTTTGTTTCCAGGTGGTAATTTACCAGGCCCATTGGATACATCAGACTTTACAGGCGATGAAATCATTAGTGCACAACAAGCCGAACCTGATTACGGCCCTGGTATTGGCCCAATTGATACATCGGGGTTTCAAGGTAATGAAGCGATTGGTGCACCTGCCGCCGAAAACGCTGGATTAGAGGTCATGGGATCCCCCGCCGATAGTGCCACAGGTCTGCCTTCGGGGACACCAATTGGTGGAGGAAGCGGATACTAAATGTTAGACAAGTACACAATATTTGATAACTTTGATAAATTAGATTTAAGTCCGGTCGCCAATCGATTTAATGAACGTTTGGATGACTCTGGAACTCAAAAATTTATAGGTGAAAGTCAAGCAATAAAAACAAAAACAGAAGAAAAACTTGACAAAATTAATTTTGTAAAAGCAAATGAAACCATATATTCTCAATTGGAAGACGCTAGATATCAACAACAAACCGAACCTTATAATACAACAGCAAAAAACTTTGGATCTTTGGGCACTTATCTGCCTGATATGTTTAGATACATCACTAGTCAAAGATTTTATATAGACAATAACTTACAGATAAAATACACTAAGACAGGCTTAAGCGAAAGTGACAATTTTCTGTACCTTAAAAATCTATTTGATTTAGATTTTTATTTTCAATTTGCTGAACCCGGTGTTTTGAGTCAACAAATTAAAAACAATAATGTTTTGTATAGCAAACTAAACAACAATATTGAAAACCAAGAATTCCTGGCCCTTTCAAACTTTTTAGCTGGTGACGGCATAAATCTTAATTTTGATGGATTGTTAGATAACTCCTCAGATGGTATTGTGAACCCGTTTCTGGGTGGGTTAAATAAGGTAATATTTGGGTTTGATGCAAATAGCAATTCCTTAACAACAAAAGATGCGATACCCTCTCCACCTAGCCCGACACAACTTAACTATTTGATATTTGAAACGGAAAAATCAGAGCAATATACAAATAATCTTCTTATATTGTTACAAAGGTTACTCTATCCTATCGCCACAAATCCAAATGCAATCCCAAGACATATTTACTTTGTTACAGACTTAAACAGATCTGTGAACACGGAATTGGTGGCAGATATGTTGCCTTATAGTGATTTTAATTTCGTAAAGGTTGGTTCTTCGTATAATTATTATAAGCGTTATGCTGAAGACTTTCCTTCAAACGTTTCTACTGAGTGGCAGCTGCCAAATGCCTATACTTATTATTCTTTTTTAAATTCTAAAAAACAAAACAAATTATCAAAGTATTACTCAGATTTAATAAAAATAACACCTTTTGGTTTAAATCCTGAAGCTTTAAATGGTGTTTTAGATGAAGAACTAACTTTTGAAAGATACTATGGATTTTCAAATGCCTCAAGTGATCCAAGTCAGTTGGCCCCTCAAAGTGCCAATTTTACTGGTGAGGTCGCACAAAACTTTCTTAATGTTTATAGAAATAGAAATATAAGTTTTGGAAATAACGTTCAAAAAATTACTAAAGATGTCGATGCAATTAAGAAAATCTTTCCTTATTATAATAAAATAGAGCTACCGCGTATAAATTCAAATTTAATCAACAAACTGCAACAACAAAACTTTCTAGACATGTTCATGAGTTTTATTTGTAACTATTTTGGTGATAGAGCGGTAGATGTTTTGGGCAGACCCGCTCCAGGCGGCATAGATTATCGAAAGGGTGCCCTACATACGTTTTCTGGTTTTTCATCCGACGATGGAGACGGTAGTGGAACTAATCTTTTTGCTTCTACAATGCAAGTTCTAGATGTAAACTCCATGGTGCTTGACACGCAAAAATATAAAAACTATCTCCTTGACAATAGCTTAGTTAAATTTGCTTCTAATTCAGTTGTAATGCCACAAGTAGATGGGGGTTTTGCTTCGGCATATAATGTACTTCTTTTAGGTGATACGATAAAAAATTATTCTAAAAACAAAACATTACCATACGCAGGGATAAAAAATGGCGACAAATGTTATTCAGAGATGTTGGGCTTTGAAATTGTCAAAAGCTCAAGTGCAAATGGCCAAAAAACAATACTACAAAGCTTTTTTATACCTTGTGTTGGCGACAGTCCACTATCCTATATTGACACTCAAGTGTTTTACGAAAAAGATTACACGTACGAAGTTTACTCTATTTCTTTAGTTGTCGGCACAGAATATACTTCAGAGTTGGGAAGAGTTAATGATGCCACTACTCAATCTGGACCAGAATTCTCTTTAGATGAAAAAGCTCTGTCACTGCAAAATGTCGCTGATGACGGCACCGGCTTCCCTTCCCCCAGCTTCGTGCTCCCCGAACAAGATCAACCAGTGGGTGGAACTCCAAAACCAATTATCGTAAGAGCGCCTTATTACAATAACGTGTCATTTGGAACTCAAAAAATAACAAAATTAATGGACAAACCTCCATTGCCACCAGAAATGACATTTTATCCTTATAAAGATGTTGATGATAAAGTGTTGATATTGTTAAATGTAAATTATGGGGAAAGAAAATTATTTCCAGTGCAGGTTTTTCCGGAAGACACAGAGCAAATAATTAAGTATTATGAGAGCCAATCAGATCTTGAGATAGATAGAGGCTCGCTCAAAAGACGCGTCTTATATAGAACAGATGATTTTGCCGGCACTTTTAAAATATATCGGACAGATAGAATGCCTACGAGCTGGACTGATTTTGTTAATCAACCCATAGCACAAATAAATAATGAGCAAAGTTCTGGATTTGAAAGTATCTTGTCGCCAAATATAGATTATTATTACTTTGCAAGATTTGAAGATATACATGGCAACTTTTCTAATCCAACTGCAATATACAAACTAAGAATTGTTAAAGAAGGTGGTTTTCCTCCATACATGGTTTTAAAGGTTTATAGTTTTTCTGAAGCACGAAAGGGGTTGGTAAGAGAAAAAACTTTTAAAAAATATTTAAAAATAAGATTGGCCGACGATACCAGGTTGTATACAAACAGAGATGATATAAATAAAACAAATATATCATATAGAAAAACATTCTTCAACACCGATATAGATCGTTTATTTCAAGAAGGTCCGCTTAGAAAATATAAGATAAGAATTACATCCAAACAAACAGGTAAAAAGATAGATATTAATTTAGATTTTAAGAAAAATATAAGCGAGAGATATTTAAGTAAACAAATAGACACGGAAAAACAATCTCTTGGTATGGATCTAATTGACAAAGATAAAGATAAGATAGAGTCTAAATCAAATTTTATAAATACAGACGACGCAGCTTCACAATATAATGAGAAGGCAAAAGTAATCACGTCGGATGATTTATAAACAGATACGACTATTAGTTTTATCGATAAACAAAATTAACTTAAGTTACTAACTATTTATAGAATAAAAGGAGTTATATATGGCTTTTCTAGACAATTCAGGCGATATTATATTAGACGCTGTACTTACTGACGCCGGCCGACAAAGATTGGCAAGGGGCGATGGCACTTTTAAAGTGACTAAATACGCTTTTGGTGACGACGAAATTAATTATGGTAGTTATAATCCAAATCACACTAGCGGCTCTGCGTATTTTGATTTAGAAATATTACAAACACCAATTCTAGAAGCCTTTACGAATAATCGTTCAAGTTTAAAAAGTCGATTAATAACTCTAACAAATAATAATCTTTTGTATTTACCGCAGTTGGTGCTTAATGAAAATACCAATCAACCTCTAACAGTAAGGACACCCACTACGGCTCTTTCTAGTAACTCGTTTTTGATATCGGTTAATAGCGATACAGAGGATGAACTTAATACTGATACCACCATTGGTGGAAAATTTCTTAAAGGAAATAAAGCAACTGGCGCCACCGATAATCACATTAGAGTAGATCAAGGTTTAACCACGACAAAGCTAAATCCAGATAATCAATTAAATGCAGAACTACTTGAGCAACAATATATAATAGAGATAGATAATCGATTGGGCACGATTACTGATGCCGCCGCCGGCGGCACTATTGGCTCTTTTTCTTTTGTTGATGATGATCAAATAGCAACTTATTATGTTACTCGAAATGTTGGAAGTTATGTAACTTTATGTAAAACCGGCCCCTTAGAAGGTGTCGGCGGCGAACCTGGGGCTGCAACAACTCCAGATTATGAAGTTATAGCTGGGCCTCGCGGAACTAGATTGAGATTTGGTGTAATGGCTAGTTCAAATTTAAAACATAGCGATCACCTTTTTGATACAATTGGTAGCACTGCTACTTTAGATACAAAAAATTATAAACTTATTAATACAACAATTAAAGTCACCGGTGTGACAACGGGATATCACATTGATGTACCGGTAACTTTTGCAAAACTAACAACTTAATAAACTAGGGGAAAATAATGGCTAATTCATTCAAGACACTTTTACCAGAGGACGTGGCAAGCACAAGAACACTTCTTCATGAGGCAATTCCGATTACAGGCACAATAGTTTCGGGCACGTATAATGATGAAAATGTAAAATACTTTGTTCATGGCATGTATGAAGCAGTCTATGACTATCCTTTTTTAAGTTCCTCTGCAAACCATATTTTTGATATAACTGCAGGGTACGCCTCTGGGTCTGCTTTTTCATTTACTGGCTCCGAAACGGCTGCTGGTCGAACGCATGACATAATTTCAGTTCAAGATCAAAAGAAACTTAATGTTTATAATCAGTTTGCTCAAGTCCTCGTTGGCTATGATGTAAATGGAAAAATTCAAATATTTACTCCATCTGGTGCGGCAACTGAAGCTACGAAAATGGACTCTTGCTTTTTTATTAATTTTGCTAGACTTTTGGGCAAAGATGAAATTAAAAAAGATTCCTTTAGATTTAATTTCTTTTCAGACTGCGGCGACCTGATGATTACCCCATCTAGCAGCCATCAGACGCGCAACGGCCCAATAACACTTGGTGATTACAATGCCCAAACAACCTATCTAACAGATTCACCAGCCGGCGAATATGGGCTTATTAGATCTAGTTCAAATCCCCCTAGTGATGTCACAAACCCAGTTCTAGGTCATATTTATTATCAAGCTGGCGTGGCTGTTTTGACTTCATCTATCGTCTCAGGCTTTGCGCCAACTCACACAACAGCTTCTGCTGCGTCTACAATCAACACTGGTTCTGTAATGCATCTGTTTAGATCTGGAACAATTGACGAGATAGGAAACCATTTGAGATTTGCTTATGATGATATTGATTTTAACAACACAACAGAATTAAACTCTACAATTTATTTCTGTCGTGCAAACAATACAGAATTTAATTATTCAGCAAATCCAACTTATCTCCAATCATCGGAGATTGTTGTTAAAGGTAATAATCCACTAGCTGATCCTGTTTCATATGTAACGACAGTCGGCTTATATTCTTCTGATAATGAATTATTGGCTGTAGCCAAGCTTTCAGAGCCTCTGAAGAAAACACCATCGAGCGAACTGACGCTAAGAGTTAGACTAGACTATTAAAAAATGCCTTACTATAAATTTACAAAAAATGATGTGTTTTATAACACATTAGAAACCAAACCCTTGGTTCAATTTGACGTCAATGATAGTAAGGTATATCTAAATAAACGGAATGCTATTAGCGGTGCTTTTACTGATAATATCACACACGTTCCTGTGGGTCACACCAATTTATATGAAATTAATGTTGACAGGCCAGAAAACTCTTTAATTTTTCCTTTTATAACGAAAGATGGAAGTTTTGAAGTGCCGCAAGGTATAAGTAAAGCTGATTATAATTCCATTTTTGAATATGGAGATCAAATAAGTGGCTCTTACCCTTTATCAGCTAGTATCTCTAGAGAAAGATTTGCTGCTAATCATGGCATAAATAACCCTACTGGTTCTCATGTTTTGGCATTAAAAAACACTTTAAACTATTACACGTCACTTAGCCCTCATTATGCTTTCTCTTCAAATTTGGGTGATAAATCTATACAAGAGATATCGCTTATTTATGTCCCGTCAATTTTTTATGGCACCACGATTGATCGCGGAACTGTAGATTTAAAGTTTTTTATATCTGGAACTTTAATTGCAAGAGCCCAAGATCTGTATCATAACGGACAATTAATACAAACAACGGGTACTATTCTTGCCCAAACTAACGGTTCAAACAAAACAGCTGGTGTAGTTCTTTATAACGAAGGCGTCTTTCTTTTAACAGGCAGTTGGGATTTAGATGCAAGAACTTATAACCTTGGCGCAGGCTCTGCTGAAAGACCAAGCTGGATTACTTTTGCAGCGGGTGCTAATGATGCAAGCGCAACCGTATCTCCATCTGCCAGTTTTTCTATAGAATTCAATGGCATAAAAAAAGTTCAAACTCTAACCATGTTTGCTCATGCCAATAAAAATGAGTTGAACTTTTCTACAAATAAAACATATTTAAATTATTTATCGGCCTCTACGATGTCGCCAATAACATCAAGTAACCAGTATACTGAAAATAAAGATATACCTTTAATAAACACAGTTAGCTCTTCTTTTCATAATTATGAAAAAAAATTCAAACACCAGACGTTTATAAACAAAATAGGTATATACGATGAAAAAAAGAATCTCATAGCTATAGCGAATGTGGCCACTCCAATTAAAAAAACAGCTGAAAGAGATTTCACTTTTAAGTTAAAATTAGACATCTAAAGGAAACCACCATATGATATTAGGATTAGATATAAGCACCAGCATAACTGGTTTTTGTATCTTGGACGGAGAAGGAGAGATAATTCGCTCTGGAGTTTGGGATACAAGAAATAAAAATAAGTTTGAAACTTTTTTTGACAAAGTTCAGCACGTCAAAGATGGACTGCAAGAAATAAAAGTTCAATACCCAATTCAGAAAGTATTTATAGAGAAACCTTTTATGTTTTTTGGATCCGGAGGTTCAACGGCAAAAACTATGGCAGCTTTGCAAAAGTTTAATGGTACAATCTCTTGGATATGTTATGAGACGTTCAAGCATCAACCAATCTACTTTACTGCCCAGCAAGCGCGAAAACTTAATGAAATAAAAGTTCAAAAGGGTAAAGATACAAAGAAACAAATATTACAATGGGTGCTTGACAACTGCCCTGATTTTAGTGTAGAATATACTCACAAGGGTAATCCCCGACCAAAATATTTTGATATTGCTGATGCAATAGTAGTAGCAAAGGCAGGGCTTAAATGAACTGGACTACCGGCGCAGGTAAATCCATAAACTTTTTCGACATTACACAAAAAATTAAATCTCATAATAAGAACAAAGGACAAGTAATTGTAGGCACAGATTCTCATGTAAAAACGGGAAAATGCACATTTACAACCACCATCGTCCTTATTGGTGCAGAAAATCAGAAAGGAGGTCTTTACTTTTATAAAATAGAAAAGTATAATGACCCTGATAGATTTTACAATCGCATTCTTAAAGAAGCAGAGAAATCAATAAACATGGCCATGAAAATAACAGAACTGTGTCCATCAACAAATGTAGAAATACATATTGACATTTCACCAGAAGAATGTAATAATAGAACCTCACCTATGGCTAAAATGCTAGTAGGCTACGCAGTTGGATCTGGATTTGCTTGTAAAATCAAGCCTGATTCTTTTGCAGCTTCAGTAGTCGCAGACAAACATTCCAAATGAGAAATAAAAAAAATATATTACGAGAAGTCCTTGGGTCTGGATATGATTCAAGAGATGAAACACTTTATCATTGTCCCTTTTGTAAACACCATAAAAAGAAACTATCAGTCAATGTGACCAAAGGTTTTTTTAAGTGTTGGGTTTGTGATACAAAAGGTGCAATATCTTATCTTATAAAACGCTTTGGAACAATAGATGACCGTCACGATTGGGCGCTTCTAGATCAAGAAGTCGATTTTTCTACAATGGATTTGATTTTTAATCAACCAGAAGAAAAGCTGCCGCCTGTCAAGCTGCCCTCGGAATATATGTGTTTAGCAAAAAAAGATTTACCTGCTGCTGCTAATGAGGCTATATCTTATTTGTGGTCTAGAGGTATTGGACAAAAAGATATATTGTATCACAAGATAGGATTTTGCTTGACAGGAAAGTATAAAAAGCGTATAATAATACCGTCCTTTGACGATGAGGGTAATTGTAATTATTTTACAGCTAGGTCATATAGTGGTGATTGGTTGTCTTATAAAAACCCTCCAGCGTCAAAAAATATTATTTTTAATGATCTTTTGATTAACTGGAATGAGCCAATAACTTTAGTAGAAGGTCCATTTGATTCTATAAAGATGAAAAATTCTATTCCTATATTGGGATCGACCCTAAAAGAAACAACAAAGTTATTTAAAAAGATTGTTGAAAAACAAACAAAAGTTTACATTGGTTTAGACGAAGATGCCTTAAATAAATCAATGAAAATTATATCTTTGCTTCTTGAGTATGGATTAGATGTCTATAAATTGGACACTTCTGAAATAGAAGACATCGGATCTATTACGAAAACAGAGGCAGAGGAATTAAAACAAGAGGCATCACGGATCGATCTAGAAAGTATATTTAATATTTATTGGAGTATGAATGAGCTATAAAATCGCCCATATCGCAGACACGCACATAAAAAATCTAAAATACCACACAGAATATCGTGAGGTTTTCTCTAAGCTTTTCGAGCATTTACGTGAAGAGAAGGTGGATTACATTGTTCACTGCGGAGACATTGCACACTCCAAGACAAACATCTCTCCAGAGTTTGTAAAACTGTGCTCAGAATTCCTAAGTGGGTTAAATTCTGTTGCACCGACCTATATAATACTTGGAAACCATGACGGCAACTTGAAAAATAGTAGCCGAGAAGATGCTATTACTCCAATAGTTGAAGCTTTGGATCTTCCAAACCTCTTCTTATTGAAGAATAGCGGAGAGGTAAAAATAAATGAAGAAATATGTCTCAACGTTCTTAGCGTATTTGATAGAGATAATTGGAGAGATCCTACCGACTATAATGTTATTAACATTGGTTTGTATCACGGGTCTATTTCAAATTGCCGCACGGATGTCGGCTGGACAATGCAGCACGGAGAAAACGAGATATCGATCTTTGACGAATTCGACTACGCCTTTTTAGGCGACATCCATAAAACAAATCAAGCACTAGACGACGCAGGAAAGATCCGGTATCCAGGTTCTACTGTTCAGCAGAACTTCGGAGAGACGAATGATAAAGGTTTTCTTATATGGGATATTCAAGACAAAGAAAACTTTACGGTTAAGCACGTCGTAATTCCAAATCCAAAACCTTTTGTCACTATCAATTTGACAAGAACTGGGCGCCTACCCAAGAATGTTGAGTGCCCCCTTGGTGCTCGAATACGGTTAGTATCAGAAAACAGTTTACCCGTCAGTACAATGAAACGTGCTATGGATGCAGCTAAACACAAATTTAAACCAGAGAGTATTGGATATCTTAATCGCTCGGCTGGCCAGCGAGGTAACGTAGAGGACTTGGCAACTGATGATGTAGAAGAAAACCTACGCGACGTTACCGTACAAGAAAAGCTTATCAAAGAATATCTTAAAGACTTTGAACCTACAGATGAACAGCTAGAAGCAGTCTTTAAGTTAAATCGCAAATGTAATGCTACCTTAGCAGAGAAAGAAGATGTTCAGCGAAACATTAACTGGAACTTACGTACAATGCATTGGAATAACTTATTTAATTATGGTGAAGGCAACTCCATAGATTTTGATAAGTTAAATGGTATTGTTGGTATTTTTGGTAAAAACTTTTCTGGTAAGTCTTCCGTTATTGACAGTATGTTGTATACTGTTTTTAATTCTACAAGCAAAAACGAACGCAAAAATCTCAATATTATCAACCAAAACAAAGAGGAAGCTGATGGAATAGTCACTATTGATGTTGGACACAAGCGATATACAATAGATCGTAAAAGCGAAAAGTATGTTAAAAAGCTAAAAGGCGAAGAAACACTAGAAGCAAAAACAGATATTTTGTTTAAAGTAAGAGATCTTGTTACCGATGAAGAGACTATTCTAAACGGCACAACTAGAAATGAAACTGATGCTATCATTAGAAATCATTTTGGAAATGTTGATGACTTTTTAATGACCTCCATGTCATCACAGATAGATTCTCTTCGTTTCATCAATGAGGGTTCTACAAAAAGAAAAGAGGCGCTAGCAAAGTTTCTTGATCTTCAGTTTTTTGAAAGAAAGTACAAACTCATTAAGGATGAAGCTGCAGATCTTCGAGGCGCACTCCGCAAAGCAGAAGATATAGATTATGACAGTGAGATATATGAAATAGAAAAACAAATGATGTTTTCTGAAAATAAAATTACTGAACAAAACGAAATGTGTGAAAGCTTAAATGAAGAGCTAATGTCTTTGCAGCTCGACAAAAAAGATTTGGAAACAAAGATAGATTCTATTCCAGCAGAAGTGGTTGATATATGCGAAGTTTTAAAAGATAGAAATAAACAAGAACAAGATATATCTACATACAATTCCAATGTCGATAATTGCAATATAATACTTGCTGAAAAAAACGAACTTTTAGATAAAATAGCGAAGTTTGAAGCTTCATTTGATGTTGTCTCTGTTAAAAATCAAAAAGACGAAATAGATGAAAAACTTCTTAAAATAAGCAATCTTGTAACAGAACTAGAAAATGCTGAAAAACTTAAAGAACTAAATGAGAAAAAAGTTAAACTTCTTGGTGAGGTTCCATGCGGAGACAAGTTTAAATCTTGCAAGTTTATTAAAGATGCGCATTGCTCGAAAGAAACACTCGTTGATCTTGTGGGCCAAGTTCAATCAATAAACAATGAAAAAGAAAAAGCAGAAAGACTTTTAAATAGATCAAATGAAGAAAAAATAAATTCTCATTTGGAAAACTATAAAAAACTAATGGAGAAAAGAAGAGAAGCTGAACGAGTTGTTTTGAAAACAGATCTTGAAAAAGGCAAATGGGAAAACTCTGCACTTTCAGCACAAAACGAATTACAGCGTATCAATATACTGATTGATGATTATAATAAAAATAAAAGTCTTATTGAGAATAAGGAAACTTTTATCCTGCAGTTAACAAATGTAACCAAAGACATAGCCAAGAAACAGAAAAGTATAGATAAATGCCGCACTGAGTTATTAGGCTTACATAGAGAAAATGGCTCATTAGCACAACAAGTGCAAACATTACAAGAAAAGAAAGAATGGCTGCACAATCTGCAAAATGAGATTACAGCTTTTGACCTGCTAATGAAGTGTATGCACCCCAATGGCATAGCTTATGACATCATTAAAAAGAAATTGCCTATTATCAATGATGAAATGTCTCGTATCTTAGCTAATGTTGTCGACTTTGAGATATTCTTTGAGGCAGAAGAAAAAAGACTTAATATTTTTATTAAGCATCCAAAGTATGATAGACGACCAATAGAAATGGGCTCAGGCGCGGAAAAGACACTAGCTGCCATGGCAATCCGGCTTGCCCTTCTATCCGTCTCATCTCTTCCAAAGTCCAACATCTTTATTCTTGATGAACCAGGGACTGCGTTAGATGCCGAGAATATGGATGGTTTTATTTCAATTTTAGAACTAATTAAGACATACTTTAAAACGGTCATTTTGATATCACATCTTGACCATCTTAAAGATTGTGTGGACCAGCAAATCACAATAGATAAAAAAGAGGGGTTCGCGCACATTATGATTTGAGGTTCTAAATGGCTACAATATTTGTTTCATCTGGTTCAGGAGATAATAGCAATTCAGGCACATCGGAAGGCGCTCCGGTGGCAACAATTTTTGCTGCTTTTCGTAGAGCCAGTGAAAACGACACGATTAAAATATTAGATTCTAATACTTATCAGCCGGGTCTTGATGCCCATGGCGGCAGAATGATTTTATCTGAAAGTCTTAGTTTTGTTGCCGCAGATGGTCAAACTCCAATATTTGCTGGCACTGGTGCAAGAGCTTCAAGTGCAGTGACGAAAACTGGTTTTAGTGGTGTCGGTATGTCTCCAGGGGAAACTATAACTTTTCAAGGTATCACTTTTGATGACTTTAGAACTACCGATAATACCATTGTCAAAACCACCACCGCTGGTGGTGGCGCCCCAACTGTGCAATATACTGACTGCATATTTCAAAACATGAATGGATCGCCAATCTTTGTAGATCCTGCGCCTGCGACTTCCGGCACACCCAACCTGTTAGATCGATGTGAAATAAGAGATGGGTGTAATGATAAGATTATCGATAGCATAGTCGGTTCAGAAAATATGGTAATTCAAAATTGTATTTTTCACAACACCGCCTCTCACACTACGCAAGAATATATTTCTATGGGCGACAATGCTACTGCGGATACTATTATTAGAAACTGCACACTTTTAGTGGATAGAGTTACTGGTGTAGAAGTCGTCAGGATGGGAGTTGTTGAGAATATAATTATTAAAAATATTACCACCGCCAGTGTTTCAGGCGGTCCACAAAATGTTGATACGAATTTAGTGGGAATAGATGGGAGAGTCTCGTATTCAAATAACTGCGTTAATGGAAGCTTTGGAAGTGCTTCAGGAAAGGGCGCGATACAAGATAACACCGGCGCCGGAGCCACTGATGGCGGTGGGCACATAACCGGTTCAGGATCTGATCCTCTTTTTGTCGATGCATCTAGTCCCACTGGCCGTGCCGGGGGCCTTAAGTTGCAATCAGGCTCGCCCTGTATTGGCACCGGTAAAACAATAGCTGCCGTAACGGTTGATTTTGATGGCACTTCTAGATCTGCGCCTTATGACATTGGTGCTTATCAATTTATATCATCAGACCCGTTTACAAGCACCGATGGAACCGAGTCTTTTTCTAGAACACTAGCTAGTGATTTTACCATACGGAGGACAGAAAACAAATTATCAACAAGAAGATTTGGCGTCACTCGTGCAAATAGACAAGCGCCATATTTTATAACCATACCTGGTCCAGCAAACATTCGACAACGAGACACGGCCTATAAAGTAGATGCTGGAAACGAAGGGAATGGATAGCATGGAGAATAAAAATGACAGAAGTTAAAGAACAAGCTAAACAAGTTAAACCTTTTTTAGATAAAACAATAGGAAGATTGCTTTCAAGAAAGCTTATGGTCTGGATGACTGCTACTTATTTTATGTTAGTAGGTGGTGCCCTAACCAGTGAAGACTGGGTGGCTGTTTCACTTGCTTATATTGGTATCCAAGGTATCGCGGACATAGCAGCAACATGGAAGCATGGAAAATAATGTTAACTTTATTGACTTTAAAATCAACTTTGAAAAAAACCTGGGCTTGGCTCAGACACAATTGGTATGTACCAGCTGTTATTATTTATACATTAGTCCTTTGGTTTTTGTTTAAAGATAAAGCAGGAGCTTTAAAGGTTTTAGAAATTCGTTCTAAAAGCTATGAGAGTCAAATAAAAACAATAGAAGAGGTTCATAAAAAAGAAATAGAGGCAAGAGATCAAATATTAAAAAATTATGATAATGTTCTAACTCAGCTAGAAAAAGACTACGAAGAAAAAAACATGAAGCTAGATACTAAAAAGAAGAAAGAGATAAAAAAGATAGTAAAAGAGTTTAACGATAGACCAGATGATCTGGCAAAAATTTTAGCTGAGAGGTATGGAATAGATTATGTGGAGTAAAATAATATCTTTAATTGTTTGTTTTTCGTTAGTATACGCACCTGTATGCTTTGCAGAAGATACTCCCATTCCAAAAGGCAAGATAACTGGATTGGCTAAAGGTGAGCACGCACCTTATACTGGTGTATTGTTAGATAACATTGCCGCAGCAAGAATATTTTCAGATAAAAAACACTTTGAAGAACAATGGGAACTAAAACTACAGTATGAATTGGGCAAACAAAAAGCAAAATTAGACCTAACCATACAATCTCAAAAAGCCAGCTTGGATGCCCTACAAGAAAAACATACATCCTTAATGAATATTAAGGACGATGAAATAAAAAGGCTTTCCGATTTAGCAGCGGGTAAAGAAGACTATACGACTTGGTGGGCAGTCGGTGGTGTTATAGTTGGCATTGGTTTAACCATTGCTGTTGTTTATGCGGTGGACGCAGGAACTGGTAGGTAATGGGACGCCGCGCCACAATTGGCAGGTATTCTAGAAGAAAGCTAGATGCTATTATCGAGGACGTAACATCTGATAGTAGCGTTGCTGCCAATCCAGCCGGATCAGATAATCAAATACAATTTAATAATGGCGGTAGTTTCGGCGCAATCACTCCATTTACTTTTGATGATACAAATTTAAAAATAGCTGATGATACAAGATTGATATTCGGTACTGATGATGATTCGTTTATAGAATATGATGAGGCCGGAGAAAATTTTTTAGTAATATCAGGATCTGCAGCTGGCATATCCTTATCAGGTACGATAGTACAAATAGATGGTCAATTAGAAGGTGGCTCTCCTCTTAAGATCGGTGGAGCGCTAGAAATGGTGCCCGGATCAGATGGCACATCACCCAGCATGAAGTTCGGAGATGATGTTAAACTTTTTTTTGGAGATGATAATGACTCACACATTACATTTGCCGCGGCCTCAAAAAACTATTTAGAAATATCTGGCTCAACAAGCGGTGTAGTTATATCCGGGTCTGCAGTGCATGTAGATCAAAAACTCGGCATTGGCATACCAATTGGTGGCGTAACTCACGGCATAACACTACCAGATGTAGCAGATAATAGTGGAAAAATCAAAGCAAACGCCTATATGACCTATTCTTCGCAACGCTTTAAGAAAGACGTCGAAGTTATTGATAATCCTATAAAAACCATACAAAACCTTCGCGGCGTTACATTTACGTGGAAAAAAAATGATCAAAAAGATTATGGGTTTATTGCCGAAGAGGTGGGTAGAGAACTACCTATTATTGTAGAATGGGACAGAAATAACTCCGAAAATTCTCCTCAAGCCATGAGTATGGACTATACTCGTATTATACCTATCCTCCTTGAAGGAATTAAATTTCAACAAAATCAAATAGATAATTTAATAGACGAAATAAAGTGTTTAAAACAAGGGACTGAACCGACTTAGAAGTCTATTTATCTAACCCGGGTGCGATTTTGTACCACCCGGCATTTAGACTTACAAGGAGGATTTTAAAATATGTCTAGTCCCGCAACTGTAACTGAGTATGGTAAGTTTATTGACCTACAAAATTTTACAGGCACACAACCAGAAAATTCTGGTTCAATTTATCTTTCCGGCTCTGATACAGCCGAGTTAATTCACTTTAACGTTGGTACCAAAGCAGCTGGTACCGTTTCTGGATCTTCTGACGCAACATTCTTAGGAAATGGTGTGTTTAATGGTTCAGTCACAGCTGGTTCTTCATTTGTTATTGGAAATGCTGATCTCAATGAGACTGATCTTGAAAAACTAGATGGCATTACTGATGGCACTGTCGCAGCTAATAAAGCTGTTGTTGTTGATAGCAATAAGGACGCCTCTGGCTTCCGTCACATTACTTCAACTGGCAATGTCACAGCAGGCGGCTCGTTCATCATTGGTTCCGCTGATATGGATGAGACTGATCTTGAAAAGCTTGACGGTATCACCAATGGTACTGTTGCTGCTAATAAAGCTGTTGTCGTCGACGCTAGCAAAGACGCTTCTGGCTTCCGTAACGTCACAGCAGAAGGCTCTTTTATCATCGGTTCTGCCGATATGGATGAGACTGACCTTGAGAAGCTTGATGGCATTACCAATGGTACGGCCGCTGCAAACAAGGCATTAGTTCTTGATGCAAATAAAGCAATTGGCACCATTACTCACTTAACCGCTACTTACGCTCAAATTGACGTTCTTGATGTTAATGAAATTAATAGCGTAACACGCACTGAGACAACTCTAGAGGTTGTTGATAAATTAATCTTGGCCGCATCTGGTTCAGCTTCGGCTGCAGCCACTGGTGGTGGTTTACAGATTGGTGGTTCTGGTGGAAGTGATACTGTTGCTTCTGTTCTTTATGACCACGCAAATACTGCCCTTGACCTTAACATCGGTGGTACAACTCAGGTTCGTTTGCAAGACGGCGTACTACGTCCGGAAACCAACAATGATGTTGATTTAGGTGCAGCCGCGGCGCAGTACAAGAATCTTTACATTGATGGTCAAGCTTTTATCGATCAACTTGGTGAGGCACTTGATGCAAACAGTCAAAACATTACTGGTGTTGGTACATTCAGCGCCGGTGCTTCAACTGTTACTTCATTAAGCGTTACCGATGGTAACATCACAAATGTTGGTGACATCGCGCTTGACAGCATTTCTGCTGATGGCACAGATATCGATCTTAGTCTCACGGACAATAGCGCAACCGCTCTTGAAATCAAGGAAGGCTCTAACCAATATATGGTATTTAGCACAGCTAATGGCGAAGAAGGCATCACAGTCAAGAAAGAGGTAGAACTTCAGGAAGGTGGTCTTGTTTTTGATGACAAAGAACTACAATTTGCTACTGATGAAGCCGGAAGTGGCGCTTCAGGTTCTTTATCATACGTCTCAGCTTCTGATGTATTACTAATTTCTGGTTCTGCTGCTAATGGTGTTCGCGTAAGTGGCTCTTTAAGTCTCACCGGTGGCGGTGGCGGAACGTATGGCATTGAAGCTGGTCAAGCTAGCTTCCAAGCTACTAGCGTAACTTCACTAAGCGTTGGCGATGGCAACATTACTAACGTTGGCGACATTGCTCTGGACAGCATTTCTGCTGATGGCAACGATATTGATCTTGTCATGACAGATAACCGCTCCGCTGCTCTAGAGATCAAAGAAGGTTCAAACGTATACTTACAGTTTGAAACTACCAATGGCGGCGAAGGTATCTTCGCTAAGAAAGAGTTTGAGTTCCAAGCAGGCGCAAATATGGACGACGATCAGAAGTTTAAGTTTTGCACCGACGAGGCTGATGCTGGCGCATCTGGCTCTTTAGGATACATCAGTGCATCTGATGTGTTTGAGATTTCCGGTTCGACTGCCAATGGTATTCGAATGAGTGGATCTCTAAGTCTTACTGGCGGCGGCGGTTTAACATATGGTATTGAAGCTGGCGCAGGTAGCTTCACTTCATTGGATGTTAATGATGGTAACATCACTAATGTTGGTCGTATTTTACTTGATACTATTGCAGCCGACGCCAACGATGTGGTTATTTCACTTACAGACAACCGCGCAGCTGCGCTTGATGTTTTAGAGGGCGCAACCTCTTACTTGAAATTTGTCACTACAGATGGCCAAGAAGAGATTACTGCTGGTAAAGAACTTGTTTTAAGCCAAGGTGGTCTTGTCGCTGATGATCAAGCTCTTGTTTTTGGTGATGACGATGATGGTAGCATCTCGTTCATATCTGCTGCTAACGTAGTTAGATTTGACGGTGGTTCTGCTGGTCTTCACTTTAATGACACAAGTGTTTTCGGTGCTGATGGTTCCGGTAAAGATGTTTCTTTCCACGGTGCTGCAGCCAACGAGTTGTTAAAGTACACCGCGGCCGATCATACTCTTAAGTTTACCGATGCTTCTGGTGCTGCACACGTAACCATAGGTGGTGATGCTACCTCTGAGTTTGCAGTTGATGTTGCTGACGGTTCAAACAACAAGAATAAAGTTCGTGCTGCAGCTTTCGTAACTTACTCCGATGAAAGACTTAAGACTGATGTTTCTGCTATCCAGAACGGTCTTGAGACTGTTAACAACCTTAAGGCTGTTAACTTTACTTGGAAGAAGGACGGCTCCAGAGACTTCGGTTTCATGGCGCAAGAGCTTAAGCAAGTCATACCACAAGCTGTTCACGGTTCGGAAGAAGGACTCTACGGTGTCGATTACGGTCGTCTCTCCGCAATCCTTGTTTCTGCTATCCAAGAGCAGTCTGCACAGATCGCTTCACTTAAGAAGCAGTTAGAGAACAAGTAATCTTTTACTTATAATATAAGTTCTCTGGGGGAGGTTTTCGGACCTCCCTTTTTTTTTAAAAACTATTTATTATAGTGTTACAATGATGTTTATTTCTATAAGGTTATAAATGAAAAAAGATCTAAATAAAATTGCAAAAATAGAAAAAGCAATGTCTAAAAAGTTTGGAAAAGAATCAATTGTTAATCCAAAGTCTGGCTGGGATGATGAAAAAGAAAAACAATATTTAGAAGATTTGAAACAATTTTATTCTGAACAATCCAAAGAAGCTGAAGACAAAATAAATGAAGACGGCTTTTTCATTACCAGAAACCTAATTAATAAAGATATAAATAGAGTTTGCCCAGTTTGCGAAACTTATTCTTTCTCTGGTAAAGATGATCTTTACATGAATAAATTTGAATGTTGCGAAAGTTGTTATATTCAATGGATAGAAGATAGAGAAGAAAGATGGCTAGAGGGCTGGCGACCTGATAAGGAGCAAAATTAATGGCTACAGTTTACGATATTATTAAAGGAATTAACCAAGCGGCTGCAAATGCTTATGATGGTGCGCAAGATGGACGATTTAGAGTAGATGGAGAAGACGATCCAATTGGATTAAAACGAGAAAAAGGCTGTGCCTTAAATGATTCTAGAGTGATGGACGGATTTAAAGTTCGTATGAGCGGTCCAAAACTCATCGTATCCTACCAGTCAGAAATGCCCGTATCATCTTTTCACAATACAAATTTGGATCAAGAATTAGAGCAAACGTTTGCTGACATTTCAAAGTTTTTAAAAAAAGAATATAAGAATGTTAGTGGTGAAACTCTTAACCTGACTGAAGATGGCCCGGTTAGTATGATATTACAAAACATGTCTAAAATTAGAACATGGGTTCAAGCTTCAAAAGTGTACACGGTGGGTAACATGAAAGATGTGACACCAGTTGCCGAACCATCGGAGGATAGATTAGAAGACAACTTTAAAAAGTTTCTTGAGCAGTCTTCTGATAAAAGACCCGAAAATGACACCAGACCAAATGATTAATGGCTTACAAACTCACAAAAGAAAAGATAGTAAAAGAGATTGTAAAATCTGGTAAGAAGCCCGTCTATTTTATAAACACCTATTGTAAAATACCACACCCAGGTAAAGGTCTTATTCCATTTAAAACTTATGATTTTCAAGGAGATTTAGTAGAAAACCTTGCATTACATCGCTTTATAGTCGTTCTCAAAGCAAGACAGTTAGGAATTTCAACTATCACTGCTGCTTATGTCGCATGGCTTGTGCTTTTTCATCGTGATAAAAATGTCCTCATCGTTGCAACAAAATTAGCGACCGCAGCAAACTTAGTTAAAAAAGTAAAAACAATTTTAAAAAACTTACCTCCGTGGCTAAAGATAGCGAATTTTAGTGTAGATAATAAAAACAGTATAGAACTGACAAACGGAAGTCAAGTTAAAGCATCATCTACATCTGGTGATGCTGGTCGTTCAGAAGCACTATCATTGTTAGTTATTGATGAGGCCGCACACATTGATGGGCTTGATGAACTCTGGACCGGTCTTTATCCTACAATTTCTACCGGTGGGCGCTGTATCGCCATATCAACTCCGAATGGCGTAGGTGATTGGTTTCATGAGACATATGTTGGAGCAGAAGGCGGCGACAATGAATTTTTACCTGTAAATCTTCCTTGGGATGTACATCCCGATAGAGATGACGAATGGTTTAAAACAGAGACTAAAAACATGTCCAGGCGCCAAATCGCGCAAGAGTATGAATGCAACTTTAATACTTCAGGAGATACTGTTATTCATGGAGATGACATATTAAGAATAAAAGAAAGTTTAGTGGAGCCAAAATATAGAGTAGGTTTTGATAGAAATACTTGGATTTGGGAAGAAGCACAAGAAGGACATAGTTATTTATTAGTTGCTGACGTCGCCAGAGGTGACGGTGCAGACTCAAGTACTTTTCACGTCTTTAAACTTCAAACGATGGAGATAGTTGCAGAATACAAAGGTAAGCCGACCTCAGATCTTTTTTCTGAAATACTTTACACAACTGGGTTAGAATATAAAGAAGCAATGTTAGTGGTGGAAAACAACAACGTTGGCTTCAGTGTTTTAGAAAAACTTTTAGAAAAAGGGTATAAAAATGTTTACCATAGCAAGAAAGGTTCTCATCAGTATGTGGAACAGTATGCTGCTTTGGGGGATTCATCTGTTGTCCCTGGTTTTACTACATCTCTCAAAACAAGACCTTTAATAATAGCAAAGTTTGAAGAGTTCATAAGAAATAAAGTATTAACTATTTATTCTAAACGTTTAGCAAACGAATTAGATACATTTATTTGGAGAAATGGAAGACCAGAAGCACAGCGGGGCTATAATGATGATTTAGTAATGGCTGCTGCAATTGGCTGTTGGGTGAGAGATACTGCTATTATAGAAAATCAAAAAGACGTTGAATATAGAAAAGCTTTTATTAATAGCATAGCTACCAGCAGAACTAATTTAGATACAAGAGCCCCTGGTCAATATAAAGCTTCTTTACATGAAAGATATGAAGAAGAACAAAAATTAAGAAAAGATTTTTCTTGGATATTTAAAGGATAAAAAATGGCTGGAAACGAAAATACTAAAAATACAGAATCACCACTTTTTAAAAGATTAACGCGTTTATTTTCTGGTCCAATTATTAATTACAGAACGCAAAACACTAGACAGCTTCGCAGAAGAAGACTTGATAAATATGCGAACACTTTTAAAGATGTAGCCGGTCAAAAATTTGAACGATCCAGTTACAACCCATTAGATAATTTTTCAAACTACAACATGAGCACACAAAGTCGCTTGGTTCGTTATGCCGACTTTGAACAAATGGAGTATACCCCAGAACTCGCCTCTGCTCTAGATATCTTTGCTGATGAGATGACAACATTTAACGTTTATAATAGAATGCTAAAGATACAATGTCATGATGAAGAAATAAAACAAATATTAGAAACGCTTTACTATAAAGTTCTTAACATTGAGTTTAATCTTTTTGGCTGGGCAAGAACTATGTGTAAGTACGGTGATTTTTATCTTTACATGGATATTGATTCACACCTTGGTATAAAAAACGTTATTGGCCTGCCTTCTAGAGAGATCGAGAGACTTGAAGGTGAAGATAAACAAAATCCAAATTATGTGCAATTTCAGTGGAATAGCGCCGGCGTCACTTTTGAAAACTGGCAGGTTGCTCATTTCCGTATCTTAGGAAACGATAAGTTTGCACCATATGGAACTTCAGTTCTAGATCCCGCTCGTAGAATATGGAGACAACTAACACTTCTTGAAGACGCAATGATGGCCTATCGTATCGTCCGCTCGCCAGAGCGAAAAGTATTTTATGTTGATGTTGGTAATATTCCACCGCAAGATATAGAAAACTTTATGCAACGATTTATTACATCTATGAAGAGAAATCAAGTTGTAGATGCTGATACAGGTCGAGTTGACCTTCGTTATAACCCGATGTCTGTTGAAGAAGATTACTACATTCCAGTTCGCGGAGGAGTAAAAACTGAAATTCAATCGCTCCCCGGCGGCACTTTTACAGGTGATATCGATGATGTAAAGTATCTACGAGATAAAATGTTTTCTGCTCTTAAGATACCACAATCTTATCTTATTAGAGGTGATGGCGGCGAAGAAGAAAAGGGTGCATTAGCTCAAAAAGACATACGTTTTGCCAGAACAGTTCAAAGAATGCAACGTTCTATAATATCAGAATTAGAAAAAATAGCGACCATTCATCTTTACGTTCTTGGCTACCGCGGTGACGATTTAATTAACTTTAAGTTAAAACTTAACAATCCTTCAAAGATTTCTGAGCTACAAGAGCTTGAAACTTGGAATACGAAGTTTAGTGTGGCTTCTCAAGCAACAGAGGGTTATTTCTCAAAACGTTGGATTGCTGAAAACATATTTGATGTTTCAGAAGACGAATACTTGCGAAACCAGCGAGAGATTTTTTACGATAGACAAGTCACCACAGCACTAGAAAAAGTAGCTGAAGAAACAGCAGACACTGGCGGCGTCGGCGGCCTTGGAGATATTGGTGGTGGTGACTTAGGAGACCTCGGCGGTGACGAAGGCGGCGGTCTAGGTCTTGGTGATGAAGGTTTAGGCGCAGAACCGCCAGCTGAAGAGCCGCCTGCTGCCGAAGCAGATGACACGCCTTTACTCGCTGAACCCGGTGCGGAGCCTGCGGCAGAACCGCCAGGAAAGCGCGACGATACAAATTATAAAATAGTTAATAAAAAAACTGGTCAGACTACAACTACAAATTCAAAAGGCAAAATGTATACTCCGGTTAAAGTTGACAAAAGAGATGGGGGAGCTAGAAAGCGCTCTTACAGGGCAAGTCATTCACATGAAATATCAAGAATGCCAGATCGTCAAGTAAGAATGAACTTATCGAAAGACGCGGCAACAATGCTAGGCTTAGATTCTTTCAAGACTACAGGAAAAGGCATTTTTGAGAATAAAACAACTAATTACGAAGAAGAAGAAAAACAGATCTTCGAAGTTAGAGATGAAATAAAAGAAATCTTTAAAGATTTGGAGCAAGACTAAATGGCAAGGCATAACAAGAAAAGAAACACTGCTTTTATCTACGAGGCTCTGATACGAGAAATTGTTAAACAATCAGTAGCTAGAAACAATAGCAAAAGAGACGTTGCTATAAAAATAATGAAAGAATCGTTTGCTCCAGAAACACAACTTCGCAAAGAGTTAGAATTATATAAAACTCTTTTAGAAAATAATAATTTACAAGAAAAAATAGCCGAAAAGGTTTTAATAGAAACAAAGCATCAACATTCAATGGTTGACCAAAAACAACTTTTCAAAGAGCAAAGTGCAACTATTTCAAAAATAAATAAAGAACTATCAAGAAGTGTCTTTAACAACTTTGTTCCAAATTATAAATACTTAGCTACTATATCACAGATTTTTGGATCCGTTGGGGGACCAAAAACAAAAGTTCTTTTAGAAACAAAAATAGTAGAACGCCTAACCTCTAAACCAGCAGAAAAAACAGAAACCCCACGAGCGTCTTCGTTGGTTGTTAAGGCTTTTACTAAAAGATTTAATGATTCTTACTCTACACTACTTGAAAGCCAAAAGCAACTACTTTCTAATTATATTTCTTCTTTTTCCGATAACGGCTTGGAATTTAACTTTTATTTAAGTGAAGAGATCGGCCGATTAAAAAATGTTGTCATTGAAGCTCAAAAGTTAGAAGAAACACAGAATGATAAAACCATTAAGGAAAACTTACTGAAAATTTATGATATTTTATCTAATGTCAGTAAAGAGCCTATTAACAAAGAAACCCTTCATAAAGTTTTACAAATTCAACAGTTAGAAAAAGAGATTTTATCATAATGAAAATAACAATCGACAATAAAAAACCAGTCCGCATCAAAATAGATAAGCCAGATGCAGTAGTTGAACTTAAAGCAAGAAAAACCATGGCTGGTGATATTATGATATTTGACCACCCAGATATTGATATTCTAGTTTCTCCGTCAAAAAATAAAGTATTTGCTCTTTCTAAAGATCGTTACGGTGATCATGTTTATGCAACACAATCTAGAATGTTTGAATATCTTACTAAACATGGTGTCGTTGATCCCGGTATGGTTAGAGGTGGTAATGTTTTTGGATCTCTAGAGGGAACTATTCTTATTCCTGAAGAAAAGCAAAAAGATATTAGCCCTATCGACGTTACTGTTTACTCAATCGCGAAGTTCCTACATGAAGAGGCCCCTGGCGTAAAAGCTTACAGAGACTATGAAAATAGCTTTGATAAGACTTTAACAGAGCCCTCTGATGAGGATACAACCCGACTAGGAAAAATCCCCCACGAGCCAAGACAGGGCACGGTGAACACTTATCCAGGTTCAACCGCTGCCTATGGTCTTGTCGGTTACTACTACGAGGAATAAATGAATTTATTACATTTTGTTTTATGTGCTTACGGTCTAACAATGATCGTCGTCTACGGTTCTATATTTGAAAAATTCAGACAATTAATGGATAAAGCAGGGTTTTATGGAAAGCTTTACAGATGCCCTCTGTGCTTTGGTTTTTGGGCCGGGGTGTTTTTATGGAGCATAAACCCTTTTACAGAACTATTTACATTTGATTATAGTTTAATAAATGCTTTTCTTTTGGGATGTTTATCCTCTGGAACAAGTTATTTATTAGCGATGCTTGTTAATGACTTTGGTTTAAAAGTAAACCAAAAGGAGTAAAAATGCGTAACGAGTGGACTTTAAAGTGGAAATTACAACCTGTTCGCCGCTGTTGCAGCGGATCGATAGACGGGCGGGTAACGCCCGCTACAAGGATTAACAATGGCTAAACAACTTTTACGAGAATTTTTTGAACTTAAATGCGATGATAGAGGCTGCCGCGATCTCTTAAATGAGAGTGAAAAGAAAATGCTTTCTGAGGGCTTTCTTATGTTTCCTGCAAAATTGCAACAATGCAATGTTAGAAATGGAAATGGCAGAACTTATCCTCGCGACGTGCTGGAAAGAGAAGTTGAAAATTATCAAAAGTTGATTAGAGAAAACAGAGCCATTGGCGAATGCGATCATCCGGATGACTCAGTTATTAATCTTAAAAATGCATCCCATATGATTACAAGAATGTATTGGGATGGCGACAGCGTATTAGGAACAATAAAAGTTCTTAAAACACCCTCTGGGGATATCCTCCGAGGTCTTTACGAAAGTGGTGTGCTTTTTGGTTTTTCATCAAGAGCAATGGGCTCACTAAAAGAAAGTCGTGACGCACAAGGAAACTCTATTCAAGTTGTGCAGGACGATTTACAACTTATTTGTTTTGATGCTGTTTCAGAACCTTCATCTCCTGGTGCTTATGTTTTAGAACCGCACAAGGGTGATATAAAGCTTCGAATGTCTGAAAATAAGTCAAAAGAATTTTTTACAAAAGGCGATAGAATTAATCGCGCACTAAATGAAATCTTAAAAGGTTAAAATGAAAAAATCACAACTTAAAAGAGTTATTAAGCCTATCGTAGAAGAGTGCATTAGTGAAGTACTTCTAGAAAAAGGTTTATTATCCAACATTATTTCAGAGGTTGTAAAAGGCATCCAGCCGCTACAACAATCTCCTATACAACAAAGACCTGTAATGCAAGAAAATAAACTTATGCAACAACAACGTCAAGAGTTGCAAGAACAAAAATATGAAATGATGAAAGAACAAAAAAGAAAACTATTAGACGCTGCCGGTTTTGGTGTAGATGTTTTTAGCGGGACAGAGCCAATAGAGGAAGCAGCAGATCCTTCCAATGGTCAAGCAGGCGCATTGAGCGGTGTTGCACCAAGTGATCCCGGTGTAGATATCGCTGGTATAATGGCAGTTGCTAATCGTGACTGGTCAAAAATGATTTAGAGGTTATTATGGGAAACAAAAGACCAATTAACGTCGAGGTAAAACCAAGACATCGCGACGAACCCGTAGAAAAATTAATTAGACGTTTTACTAAAAAAGTAAAGAACGAAAGAATTATTGAAAAAGTTTTATCTAAAAAACGCTATGAAAAACCGTCAATTAAAAGACGCCGAGAGAAATTAAGAAAAAAAAGACTTATTCAAAAACTTAATCGAGAGCGCCAACTACGCGAAGAACAAAGACAAAAATAGGTTTTTAGTATTTTAATAACTAATTAATGTTAGTTATAAAAGGAGATTTGTATGTCCTCAATGTTAGAACAAGCCATTATTGATGCAGAACAACTAAAAGAAACGGCTCAAAGAACCGCTGAAGAAGCTGTTATTGAGAAGTACCAGTCTGAGATAAAAGAGGCTGTTAATGCAATTTTAGAACAAGAAGAGCCCTTGGAAGAAGAGGACGCTGCGATGGTTGCTGATGAAAATGGCAGTAAGATCGTAGATCAATTGCCGGCCGCACAGCTAGCAGAAGAAGAGGACATCGTAGAAATTAATCTTGATAAACTAGAGGAAATGATGGCACAAGAAATCGAAGAGGGCACGCTAGATCCAGCAGATATGTTAGAGCGCGAAGAGGTGCTTGAAGAGCTGGAAGGCGAACTTGACGAAGAAATTGAGCTTGATGAAGATCTTGATGACCTTCTAGAAGAAGATGACCTAGACGAAGCAACAATTCAAATTGATGATGAAGCACTCGCAGACGCTTTGGCCGGGAAACAACAAATGGAAGAAGATCTTGATCTAGACGAGGAAATAGAAATTGATGAAGCTAATCTAGCCGACATCATCGCTGAACTTCTCTCCGAGGAAGAAGACGAGCTTGGTCCTGATCTTGATGAAGGAATGGCGAGCGATCACTTCGAATACGATAGCGCACAGGCTGCTGCAATGGCAGGACTTGAGGATTATTTAACAAGAGAAAAACCAAAAAAGAAAAAAGAAAAAGAGGACGAGAAGAAAAAAGAACTTGAGGAAGCAGAGATCGAAGAAGAAAAGACCGAAAAACACGATGATCATCCTTCTCTTAAAGGCAAGCAAAAGAAGAATCTTCCTGATGAATTACAAGCTGCCATCATTAAAAAGAAAACTCAAAACGAGTCTAAACTCCTCCAGAAAGAAAACAAAACTCTCCTAAGAGAGCAAAAGAAAATGAACAACAAAGTCCAGTTGTTAGAAAATAAAGTACAAAAGTATGGCACAGTCATCGAGCAACTTAAGCAAAAGTTAGACGAGAGCAATTTGTCTAACGCTAAACTGCTCTACCAAAACCGCATTTTAAATAGCATCTCCTTGAATGAGCGACAAAAAGATAAA